ACCTGTCGCGCAGCGCGGCTTCGCTGGCGCCGGTCTGCTTCACCGGGTACCAGGGCGCTAGGGTGATGATGGCCTGCACGTCGTCGCCGCGGGTGAGGTTCAGCTTCTCGGCGAGCGCCGGGGCGCACTGGGCGAGTAGGTCGTCCCAGGAGCCGTACGGGCCCGCCGCCATCAGCTTCGCGGCCACCTTGGGTCCGATGCCCTTCAGGTTCTCGTAGCCGCCGATCAGGATGTCTTCGCAGGAGGAAAAGTTGGCCTGGGAGACTACCGGGTTGAACAGTTGCACCTGCCCTCCGCGGACCGTGAACTCCTTGATGAGCCGCTTGACGGTGAGGTCGTCGTTGTCTAGCTGTAGGTAGGCCTCGTAGAACGCGGCTGGGTAGTGAGCCTTCAGCCACAGCATCCAGTAACCCACCACGCCGTAGGTCACCGCGTGGCTCTTGTTGAAGGCGTAGCCGCCGTGCGTCTGGATTGACTGCCACCAGAACTGGGCCTCGTCGGGGTGCACGCCTTGCTTGGCACATCCGCCCAGGAACTTAGCGCTCCACTCCGCTCGCCACGCTTCGCCGGTGTTAGGGTTGAGGCCGAGCTTGTCTGCCGCGCCCTTCCTCAGCTTGTGCACCTCCGGCCAGCTGAAGCCTGCCAGCTCTCGGGCGAGTCGCATGACCTGCTCCTGGTAGAGCAAGATGCCGTACGTCTCTTCGACGACATCCGCCGCGATAGGGTGCATCGACTTCAGGTAGGTGGCGAAGGCTTCAGGGTTATACTTGTGCTTGACATAGGTATCTACCCAGTCGCCGGGCCCCGGTCGGCAGAGCGCAGACGCAGCCACCAGATCGTCAAACGTGTCAAGTCCTATCACGCGCCCGACCCTGAAGGCCGCTGCACCATCCAACTGAAACACGCCTGCCAACATGCCCGACTGGGCCACCCTCAGCGCCTCCCTGTCGTCTAGCGGCAGGGCGTAGAGGTCGTCCATCGAGATGTCGGCCTTGCGGCAAGCGGTCGCTACAATGTCCAGCCCGTTAACGGCGAGGAAGTCCATCTTCAGGAAGCCGAGGTCAGCCGCGCCCCGCTTGTCAACCGCGGCGACCGGCTTCTTGTCCTGCGAGAGCACCACGCCGATGGTCTTGTCCAGCGGCTGGGACGAGATCAGCACGCCCGCCGCGTGGATAGAGGACTGTCGCACCTGGCCGATGAGCTTATCCATGATGCGGAACTGGGGGAAACGGTTGAGCACGGCCAAGGCCTGGGGGTCGGTGATCTCGGCCAACTGCTTGTCTACATCGTCGTCGTGTGAGTCTAGTGCGGCCGAGAGCGGGCCGAAGGCAGCGCGCGGGATGCCGTAAGCGAAGGCGATGTCCTGCAGCGCCTGCTTGGCTTTCAGCTGCGAGAGCGCGGCGACCTGGGAGCAGTTGGCTCGGCCGTACCTCGTGAAGATATACTCGATGGCAGCGTCTCGCCACCCGCGCTCGAAGTCAATGTCGACGTCGGGCGGGTCTGGCCTGTTCTCGTCGTAGAACCGTTCAAACGACAAGCCATGCTTGATGGGGTCGATCTCGCTGGCGCCGATGAGCCACAGCATCAGCGACCCGCCGGCTGAGCCTCGCAGCATCACCAGCGAACCCTGCTCCTTGATCCACCTTACCACGTCGTTGATGGCCAGGATGTAGTCACAGAACCCCTTCTGCTCCATCACGCTGACCTCGTGATACGCCCGCTCGGTGTAGATGTTGAGCAGTGTCTCGTCGAAGTCACGCGTCTTCAGGCCCTCGTAAACGAGGTACTTGAGGTACCGCTCAGGCGTGAGGCCCGGCGGCGTCCCTGGGAAGACTACGGTCTGTGCCCGCGGGATCTCGACGTTACACGCGTCGGCGATAACCTGGGTAGAGTCTAACGCCCGGGCGAGCTGCGCCTGGTTCAGGTTGGGGATGACCTCGAGCGCTCGCTGCGCTAGCTCGCTCTGCGTGCAGTAGTACTGGTAGCTGGGCAGCTTGAGCTCGCGAGCCGGGTCATCCAAACGCTTCCCCAGCCCCACCGTGAGCAGTAGGTCCTCTGCAGCGTGGTCATCTGGCTTCGGAAAGTGAGCGTCTGCAGTAAAGACCACCGGTAGCTTCAGCTCACACGCTACCTGCCAGAGGATGGGCGACGTGAGGTGAGAGATGGGCAGGCCAGGCTCAGGCACGATCTCGACGATGTAGTTCTCGATGTGCTGTCGCACGTCCTGCATGAACGCGAAGGCGGCCTCGGGACCCTTGCCCTCTATCAACCGCGCCGGATAGCCACCGGGGCAACCCGAGAGGACAATGAGTCCCTGTTGCCAGCGGAAGAGGGTTGTCCAGTCGATCCGAGGCTTGTAGTAAAACCCCTCCTCCCAGGATAACCGCGACAGCTTCAGCAGGTGCTCGTACCCCTGTTGAGTCTGGGCGAGGATGGTCACATGTGGGAAGGCGCTGGCTCCGATGGTCTCCTGCGTGCGCGTGCGCGCGGTCATGTCGTCTACGATGTAGAACTCGCAGCCGAAGATGGGCTTGATGTGCGCCTCTCGGCACGCTTTCTGGAAGGGCACGTGAGCGAAGACATTGCCGTGGTCGGTAACCGCGCAGGCCGTGTGACCGATGCTGGTCAAGCGCTCGACGATCTGGGTGGGCGTACCGTAGCCGTCAAGAAACGAAAAGGTAGAATGTGCGTGTAGGTGTGTGAAACTCACTCGGGCCTCCAGGTGGACAGCCACCATCGACGGAAGAGGTGAAAGGCAACAACCTCCAACAGGAGTAGCGGGCAGATAGTCTTACTCATCGTCGTCTTCTGGCTCCTGTACCTTCTTCGGCAGAGACTTAGGCACCCAAGCGCCGACCTTGCCGCCGGCTCGCCGTCGACCCGTTACGGTCAGGTTCATCTCCTGGATGACCTGATAGAGGTGTGCTGCTCGCTTTTGCTCGCGAGCGATAGAGATGTTGGACCGCTGACGCCACGCGATGCAAGCTGGCGTGTCGTTCTGCACGAAGTCTCGCAGCGAGATCTCGTACCTGCCGCAGGTGCCGTTCTTAAGCGAGACCTCCTGCATGCCTTGCCGCTCGAGGTACTTGCAGAAGCCGCAGATGTGGGGTACCACCTTACCCTCGTACATCTGCTTGCGTCGCCGCTCCTCGGCCTTGTTGTTGCGATTGAGCGGTGGGGCGGTGGCTGGGTCAAAGTTGTCAGCGAGGCAGAACACGCCGCGGCCGCACCTGCGGAAGGGAGAGTTGTCGCCGTTCTTCTTGATGTGGTTGTAGATGTAGTTGTACGTAGCGTCCTGGATGCGGCGGTCTAAGCTTGACACCACCTCCATCTGGTAAAGGTAGTCAAAGATGGTGAGAAAGTGGGTAGGCCCGTGCTCGGCCAGGTAACGCTGCACCACCACCAGCACGTCTTCGGTGACCTCGGTCCGCTCTCGGGGCGGATAGACCCGCTTCTTAGGCTCGGGAGCGGCCATCGTGCCCCTCGCTTCCTATGATGAGGCTCTCGAGTTCAGTGAAGACGCAGCCGATGTGTAGCTGTGAGAAGTCTAAGAACAGGGCTAGCCCGTTGATGATGGGCGCAGCCTCTACCTGTAGCGAAGGCGGTAGTTCGGTGTAGAGCGCTTGTAGTTGCTGTGACTCTTGCCGTAGCTTAGCGATGACGCCCGGTGACGGGCAACTGACGCCCCCGTCAACACAGGCTTGCACTAACTCTTGTACCTTATCCATGTTCATGCTTCACTCTCCTAACTGTCCGCCTTAGCTGGACGCGACACCGCTGATGTACTTCTTCAAGAAGGCCACGAAGGCCGGGGTCAGCTCGTAAGACTCTCGACGCCCGTGCTCCCGCAGCCGCAGACATCGGTTGGCGTATAGCAACTGTATCACCGCCCGGTTCAAGGTACCTGCACCCGGCACCAGGGTACCGAAGGTCCTCTCAGTAAACTCATCTAGCCTCAGCAACTCTGAGGCCAACAACACACCGTGAGGCTTCACGGTCTCGTCGAAGACCACGCGCACCTCAGCCTCGTCGCGCAGGGTCCGCTCTGCTCGGATCTTCTCCGAGTAGAGGTCATACGCTAAGGTCGGCTTATTGTACCACGAGGCGAACAGTTGACCGGCGGTCTCGACATGCTCTGGCTTAACCAACAGCAGTTGTCCGCTGGGGTCGCACGAGAACAGCTGCGCCGCTACCGAGACCGCGACCTTAGAGACCCGCATGCGTTGGTCAGCGGGCTCGACAAACGGGATGGTCGAGTCATACTTGGTATACATCTGGCGCGTGAGCTCTATAACCGCTGCCTCGGCCTCAGGCGAGAAGATGATCTGCTCGGGCTTTCGCGAGTAGGTCCAGGCCAGGAGCGCTCGGCTAGCGTCAGCCGAGTAGGTGGGCGGGCTGGGGTAGACTATCTGGTTAATGACCTCGTTGCTCACGTCACCCTGACTGACGGCCAAGGCAAAGTCAAACCGCGCGATGTCCTCTGGCTGCGGGATCAGTCGGCTGAGCGCTTCGATGCCGGTTATGCCCAATTCTGACAGAAGTTTCCCCATGCCGGGGTTACAGAGCCAGATAGATCTAACTCGAGCTCGAAAGCTAGCACTAGCAGCTTTGGTGATGCGGACGACTCCTTCGCTACGCGTGCTTGATAGCGCGTCGATGAGACTTGCACGGTGACTTCGTCCCCCTTGGAACTCGTCCAAGCAGACGATCCCTCCATCCTGTTGAGGATAGAGGCCAGCAAGGACGTATCTCTCTCCAGTGTTCGGGGAGCTAACCACTGATCCGAGGATGCCTGCGACAGTCTGGAGTTTGCAATCCACCAGAAGTCCAAGACTGTAAAATCCAGCCATCCGTCGGAAAGTGGCGGACTTTCCGCAACGAGTGTCCCCCAGGACAACGGCTTCAATCCAACCGCGAAGTACATCAGATCCACCAAAGCGATAGGAGAGTACGGAATGCCACACGGTACGATAAGCAAGGTGTAGGTCCTCCCTGTCGCGGATCATCGTGACCGACGCCGCGAGGTCTCGGGCCACCGCACGGAGCTTAGCCATGCACGTCTCGTCCGATTGTGGCTGGAAGATCTCGAGCATCTCTTGCACTGGCGGGGTGATCTCAAAGTTGTCAAACGTGGTGGCGCTGGGCGTGAAACGGTCGATGAGAAAGATGGCCGCCTGTGTCTTGGGCTCGGGGTAAACGAAGCCCTCGAGCACGTAGTCACGGTTCTCCTCCAGGTGGCTAGGCCCATTGAGCATGATGAGCGCCTCGCGGCGCTGGCGTTCGTTGTCTTGCGTGCCGTCGCCGATCTCTGCGGCAGACGCGTTGAGGATAACGGGCTCGATGTTCACAGCCCGCTCTGTCTCTGCCGTGACGTCTGGGCACATCGTAGGGATGCCGTGCCGAGCTTTGTAGACGTCGAGCTGCTCCTTCTGCGTGCTGCGGATGAGCTTCAGCGTGTCACCCGCTCGGGGGTCGTGGTTGAACCGCGCGTTCCCGTGAAACTCGGTCCGCATCGGACAGCGAGGACAATAGGGGTGACCCCCAGCTGGGCAGGTCAGCACGATGGTGGTCGGCAGGATGAATCGCTTCTCCGACCGCGCGGTGAGCCGAGCTGCGAAGGCCAGGCGCCTGCGGAGGTTGTCCGATGAGAGTGCGGTAGAGAATGACTGCGTGTCTGCTGGCTGGTCGAAGACGTCGTGCGGGGTCTCTACCTGCGCAGCTGTCTGCAGTAGCTCGCTGAACATGCGCTGCTGCTGCTCCAGCGTCACGCCCTCGTTCCGTAGGTAGAGTAGGTAGTCGCTGATGTCAGCGTTCCTGGGGCGGTTGGGCCACTGCGGAAGCGTGACTATCCTAACTTCGGTGGCCGACGGCCGCAGGATGCGGATGGCTTCGCCGACTGCCTCCTGGCCCTTGGTGTCGATGTCGAAGAGGACGTAGATGATCTTGCCGCGGTGCCACAAACCTTCAGGTACCGGCATCGACGCGCCCATCATGCCGCTGATGCCGGTGACGCCGATAGACCGCAGCGAGATAGCGTCGGCCTCACCCTCTACCAGCACCAACACCGGCTCTTCATAAGCAGACACCGGCCACAAGAAGTTACTGGTAAGGTGCGGCAACAGCCACAGTATCTTGGGTTGCCCACCCGGGCGATACATCCTGCAGTTAACGATGTGGCGGTGTCGATCGTAGACTGGGATGACGAACCGGTCGGTCTCTGCATCGTAGCCGATGTTGAGGTGATAGAGTTGCGCCGGGTCCCATGGCTTGTACTGCTGTAGGTGGTACTGCAGCGACTGGTTCTGCCAGAGAGTGTCTCGACACGCAGCGACCCAGCCCAGGTCGATGGCCTGCACCAGGCCCAGCTCTTGCATCAGCTGGCGTTCAGCAGCGCCGTAATCGGGGATAGCTAGACCGCGGTCGTCGAACTCGGTCGCGTCCATCAGCGCTCGGAACATGACATAGTCGCCGCCACGGTCCGAGTTGAAGCAGTGCCACACGCCCTCGATGATGTTTACCGAGAAGGAGGGCCGCGTGTCAATTACATCCGGGAAGGGCGACCTCGCCGCCCGCTCTCCACGTGCACTAGGGCGAGAGAGACCCTGTACGTGTTGTTCATAAAGCTGTTCCCACCCAATCCGCTCTAAAGCCTGCCTTAGTTCTCGGTTCATGTCTGCCTTCAGGCGAGGGGTGGAGGCAGCTCCCGCCTACCTCCACCGGATGGTTGTAACGCCTGGAGCAGTTTACGTCCAGTTAGGCTGGGGCGTGCCCTCGCTGGCAGCGGCCGAGAGACCTGGGGTCTCGTAACCCTCTGCGTAGCCGCCGTTCACTTTGTTCTGGATGGCGCCGTTGTAGAGGTCGTGCTTGATGCGGAACCGCACGACGTAGTCCTTGAAGTCCTGAGGACCCTGGCCGATGAACTTAGCGCCGTCGGGATCAAGGAGATCACACGCTTTGGCGAGGCTCTTGAACTTCCACATCGAAGCCTCGGTCAGCACCACGCGGTCCCAGAGCTTGGTGCCGGCGAACTCGGTGGGAAAGGTCACCTTCAGCGTGAGCTTCAGCATTGGGTTGCCGTTCTGCGAGCGCTCGGGGTCGACCGCCTGGATCTCGGCTTCGTAGTCGAGCTCCTCGGGCAAGACGCGGTACTGACCAGCCACCACGCCCGAGAGGTCGATCTGGCTAAGGTCAATGCCGAGTCCAACGCCACCTCCGGCCGCGGCTCCGCCCATCATCGCGCCCATCTGCTGGTCAAGCTCTGTAGGCGCCTCGCCAGGTGCCTGAGGAGTTTGTGCCTGAGCGGCCCCGGCGAAAGGATCAGCTGGGGGTGTAGGTTGAGCGATCGGCTGAGGCTGAGCCTGAGGAGCAGGCTGAGGCTGTGCTGTGACGCCCGGAAGGGGCGGCATCGCGGCCGGTTGTACCGGTGCAGGCCTCGGCGCTGGCGCAGGAGCGGCAGCAGCGAGCGGTGTCTGCACGACTGGCGCAGCGAGTGAGACCGGCGCTGGGATCGGCTGCGGTGCAGGGATCGGCGCTGGCGTGGGTACCGCAACTGGAGCAGCGGGCTGCGGTGGAACCGCAACTGGTGCCGCTGGCTGAGCTGGCGGTTGTGACGGGGGTCCTGCCTTGGGCATGACTTCCTCCTTCACCCAGTGGTCTGGGTGGGAACGAGCGCCGTAGTCATCGACTGGTTGATCTTGTCGAAGATGGCGTCTATGTTGGGTAACTCGTACCGCTCTAAGCAGCTGAACCGATCCTTAGCGTGTGACCACTGATCCCGCTGGGTCAAAAGCCATCGGTCGATCTGCTGCACGTTTGTACCGTCCGCTTGTTTAACTAGCCGCTCGAACAGTACAAATCTGAAGACAGAGGAGAAAGCGCGGCCGTACTCCTCTTTGTAAGCTCCCTTGAAGGCGGGCATGTACATTGTCCTGCCGTAGTACGCGTCTTCCTTTTGCATCTCGTGACACAGGAAGATGACGTGCTGAGGGAGTTGCTTGAGGTTGCGGGTCACTGCGTCCATGAGGTTCAGGACGATGCCCCACTCCCGCTGAGAGGCGACCTGCACCTTAGCGAGGTCACAGACCTGCTGGAGCAAGGTTCGCTGAAACTCGGTAGCGGTATCCAGCACCACCAAATCGTACTTCGACTTGTTGCTTATCAGGTACTGGTAACCGCTGATGAACTCTGCCTGGCTCGGTGTGGGCCAGACAGTGACCAGGTCATCGCGTAACCCGTGACGGAGGATGTGGCGGCGAGCGCTGACCATGCCGATGTCAGCGTCGAAGATGAAGGTCCTCATCCGCTGGGACGTAGCCGCAAAGATCGTCTTACCGACCCCAGTGGGCCCGTAGACCAGGGCCATGACCTTGGGGTCGACGATCGCAGAGAGTGAGATAGCTGGCATCAACTGGCCTCCACCGTGTTGAAGAAGGTAACGATGTGGGCCAGCATCTCTGCGCGGGATTCCGCGTTGTCATTACCGCGGTCTTGGTAAGCGAATGTCTTACCTGTGCCCATCTCGGTTACTAGGTACCCGTTAACTGTCCGACTGATGCGCACCGTGTTGCGATTACGCTCACGCTGCAACCTCGAAGTTTGAGAAGGGGTATACCCCTGTGTGGTCGTGTCTGGCATTGAGCACGCCTTTCTGATAGAAGATGCCTGGAAACTACAGGAACCGCCGGGGATGATGCAGATGAGGTGATACTATTGTATCACAATGTATTCATCCTGTCAAGGCCCAGAAACGGTGTGAGGAGCTAACCTTTCAGCAAGCGATTCCTTTCTATCGAGCGCGGCATAGACCTGTTCGTCGATGGTCCCAGCTGCTACCAGCTGGATATACCTCACCGCGCCCTCACGACCCTGCCGGTGAGATCTATCCTCCGACTGGGTATGTTCTATGTATGACCAGGTGGGCGAGTGATAGATGTGGTAGTCGGCCGCCTGGAGGTTTTGTCCAAACGCCATCTTCTGATACTGACACACCATCACCTGCACCCCACCCAACTCGCGCGCGTTAAAGGAGGCTTTCGCCACCTCTAAGTCTGCGGTGGTAGTCCCACCGTGTGCCGCGAAAGCGGTACCACTACTCCCCAGGACCTCGGTTAGCGCGGCCTGGATGCGGTCGATCTCGGGACGAAACCTACACCAGATGAGTACCCGAGTCTGAGGGTATTCGAGCAGGTTATCCTTGGCCCAGTTGATGAGCCAGTTTACCTTCGGGTCTGGGAGTGGCTCAAGCGTGTTGCACACTGCCTCCTCGCCCAGGCCGAAGGTCGAGTGCAGCATCGGCCGATGTCCCCCGGCTATCTGCTGCAAGCGTAACTTCACCACTCGCTCGTCGTTGAGCGACATCGGGTTGCCGAGGGCAAACTCACCGTTGACCGCAACGTCGTTGTACAAGGCTCTGGTGCTCTCGGGCAGTTGCAGCGAGATCCTTTGGTATTGCTTGGGCGGCAGTTGTAAGCAAGTCTCCTTAGTAGCGCGGTACCAGACACGCTCCAGCTCTCGCATGAGCCCGATGGGGTCAAGGCACCCGACCGGCTTCTGCACCTCTCGAAAATGACCTGACCGGGTCGGCACCGACACGTTAATCATGCGGGCGTAGCGCTGCATGAACTCCCAGTAGGGCATCGCTAGCTCGGGCCGCAGCAGCTTGAGCTGGCTCCAGAGGTCTCCGACGTCATTGCCGATGGGTGTGCCAGACATGAGGAGCACGTGCGCGGCGTTAGGCGTGAGGGCCAGCGCGGCCTTGGTAACCTGGGCAGAGCGAGCCTTCAAGCGGTGGCTTTCGTCGAAGATGAAGCAGTCTGGGCGGAAGGCGTTGACGGCTGAGGCCAGGCTGTAGAGCACGTCGTAGTTCAGGATGGCTGCGGTGTGAGTGGTCTTGCTCAGGTTCCTCAGCTGAGCGTCACGTGACTGGATAGACGCGCTGTCGAGCGGGATGGGCTGCAGCAAGCCGCTGGCCGGTTCAAAGACCTTATCGTGCTCTAAGACCCACTCAGGCACAACCGACTTGGGCGCCACGATCAGTACCCGCTGACAGCGCCAGAGGTGAGCGAGCACCCACCCTGCGGCGGTCTTGCCGGTGCCCATCTGGGAGGCGTTGAAGGCGGCTCGCTGCTTACTGACCAGGGCCATGAACTCCAGTTGGTGCGGCAGGAGCGCGCGGCGCAGCGGTAGTTCACGCGCGATCCGCGCCTCTACCTCACGCGTATCCACGGCCATCACCGCGCGGCGAGCCTGTCGGTACGCGTCGCTGACGTTCTCCGGGATCGACAGTGCCTCGAGCGACAGGACATTCAGCCGGGTGAGGGGCATGGACACGAAGGGCGGGTGTCCCACCCACCGTTGGGCCCGCTCCATCCGCTCGAGCGCCTGTAGCTGCGGCTCACTGCCGCGCACGCACACCAGCCGAGTGTCTGGGTCATAGGTTAACTGGTAAGGCTGCAGCATTGTTACCTCAAGAATTCAGCGGGTGAAAGGTTAGCGATGTCTGCGTCGCTGTCGCCGCTGCCGTCAGCGGGTAGACCGTCAAGTCCTACCTCCTTTGCCTCGGCGTCAGCGTCGGGGTTGTAGTGGTTGACGTTGTACGCCTTAGCCGCGGCGCCGGTATAAGTGTCGAAGAGAAAGGGCTTGCCGGTAGCGTCCATGCACCACTGACCGCCGACCCACACGCCGTATGTCTTGTCTTCCATCAAGCACCTCCTCTACTTTGCTTCTTCCAAATCTCGGGTTCAACCATAGCCCTAACGCCACCTGGCCTCGTCCTGTTGTCGTAGTCAAGGTCGACTACAACCGACCCGCAGTTTCTACACCACCTGACCACCGCTTCTCCATACGAGAGGCGACTGGCGTGTATCGCCACGAGGTAGTGTTCGCCGTTATTACACTTAAGCATCTTGACCGTCCTCACGCCACGCACTCACGAGCAGCTGAGCGGCTTCACACGGTTTGCCCTGCGCCTTCATGCCCGGCTTAACTTCGAGGAGAGCCCGAATACCGGGACGCACGTACCCGCACACCCAGCCCTCCCGAGAGTTGGTCAGAAACCTACACGTGTCTGCGCCCTGCAGCAGCCGACACCGAGACTTTACGATCTCGTTATTGAGCTGAAGTACTTCCTCCATCGCCCACCTCCTTTGGTTCACGGTCTATCGGTAGTACCCAATTGTGAGGAGACAGCTGCTTGAACCCACACGCAACGCACCAGGGCTCAGACAGCTCGTTAACAAAGCCGGTGACCACCTCAGAGGTGGTAGTGTACGCCCCTACTAAAAACTCCAGCAGGCGAGTAGCGACCTTCATGCGGCGGAACTCTTCGTGCACGTAGATGTTAAGGATGGCCACCCTGTCCGCGACCTCGTGTCGGTACCACATGACGCCGATGGGCATGGGAAAGTCTGGGTGGATATACTCTACGGTACAGGTCCCGGGGATGCTGGTATCATTGTGCGTTATGCGCGGTCTATTATCGCGTAATCGTTGCCGAGCATAGTCAAACTCTGGGTCCATGATGTGTACCTTACAGGAAGATCTTTGAGCCTACCTCAAAGCTTTTTTGGTTGAACTTGTTCTTTACCGCCGTGCCGAGGTCGATGCCTGCCCTGGCCGCGAGTAAGTCGGCGTAGAGCACCAGGTCGGCGAGCTCCTCGGCCAAGCTGCTCAGCAGCTCTTCTCGGTCATCCTCACCGGGCTTGATGACTCCGGGCGCCTGTCCCTGGGGGTCCTCTAAGCGGCGCAGCTTCTTCACGAAGTTAAGCGCCTCGCCGCACTCGCCGCCCATCGCGGTAGCCCAGTCAGTCAAGGTCCAGCGCTCGAGCTTGTGGAACGTCTGCTCGCAGCGGCCTACGTTGGCCTGACGTAACTTGCCGAAGTTGATAGAGTCCTCTTCGTCTGCTTCCCAGTACACCTGACCCCAGCTTGAGAGTTTATACGGCATGACCCACTTCCTCTCTATGTCAGTCCACATGTTGATAAGACACCAGCCACGCCACGTCCCGACGGACCGTAGCGAGTAGGAACGCTCGAGCGTTAGACCTGAGCGTTAACACGCCGAACTGACCCTGGTCTAGCTGCTTGACGGTGGCCGGTGCGGCGTTGAGCCACAGCCGGTAGGTCCAGGTAGGGTGGTTATACAGGAAGGTCACGAGCTTCATCCACTGCATGTATTCGAGCAGGTGGCACGACCAGGGAAACACCAGCGACAGGTAGTGTCCTGGCTGCTGGGTGTCTTCGCACTGATAGTCTTGGTGAGCCCACTGGTCGTCGGTGCCGTTGATGACCTCGTGCACGTAGCGGTCGGCAGCGGGAGCGAAGGGAGGCAAGACACGAGGCCTCACAAAGTCCTCGGTCTCGCCTACCATGTACCAGCCTCGCTGTAGGCCCACCGCGATGTCATCCCACGCCACCCGCTGGGCCAACCTGCCCAGGCTGTGACTGTCGAGGTTGGCGAGGTTCATCGTGCGGCGGGACGCTGTAGCTTGTCGCTGATGGCCTCGCGCACGAAGTCGGCGTACTTCAAGTTACGCCGCTTACACTCCGACTCTACCGCCACCTTCAAGGTCTCGGTAACCCTGACTGGGGGCAATAGTCCTCGCTTTCGCGGGTGGACGATGGGTGTAGAGCTGAGCCGGATGGGCGTGCCTATATCTACCTGACTGGTTCTTACGCTGATACCTGGCATGTTTGCCACCTTTCATGGTTGAAGCTTTGGCCAGAACAGCGGCTCGTTAGTGACGCTGGCCCAGTCAAACTGTTGATAGTGCGGTTGACGCAGCTGCAGCAGGAGGTTGCGGTGCGAGACGTGCACCTTGGTATACAACCAAGGAGGAGCCGCTAAGTTCAGCGAGAAGATCCGCGGCGACAGCAGCTTACACACCTCGAGCAGTGGTCGCTCGTTACCCAACCGCTGGTAAGCGGCTGAAGCGCACTTGAAGAGCGACCACTCGTAACCTTGCCACATGTAGGTCAGGGGGTCGGCCGGAGCCTTCCCCTGACACAAGGCCTTCAGCAACTTTACACTGTGCTCGGCGTGCTCTAAGAGGTCCTCTGGAGCGAGGCACGCCGCAGTACTGGTATAGTCGGCATAAGGTAGGTATATCAAACTCTACTCCATTGCTACCTGACTGGTCGGTTAGGGTCATGGTTAGCCAGGGCGAACAGCGTTCGCTGCTCCTCGGGCGTAGCGTTCCTTAATTTGGCCAGCGTATCTGCGCAGACGTCGATCCGCTGGGAGATGGGTGTACTGAGTCCCTTATACTGGATGAACACCGTGCAGTTAACCGCGCGGTGGGGGTCCTGGGGGCAATGTCCGCCCCGCGGCACGAGCAGGTGCAACACATCCCGGTCAAGCCGCGAGATGATGGTAGCCAGTAGGTAGCGCGGTAGGCCGAGTCCCTTGGCCTGGCGCCGGATATACTCCAGCTGCTCTACCGTCACCACCTTCGGTGGCTGCACCGCACTAGGGTCAGTGAGCCAAGAGGCCATCCTCGCCATGCTACTTCACCTCCGCAGAGCACTTGCTGCAGTCAAGCAGGTGTTCAGCCGCCCGCTTCCGCATCTCGACGATGCGATCTGGTACGTCAAAGAAGATCAGCGCAAGCGTGCCCATCACCAGGCGGCCGTCAGCCGGGTTGAAGATCAGCAGTGGTTCACGGTGACCTTCCTTCATGAGGGAGGCCACCGTCTGGCCTACGCGGATAGCGAGACCATGCTTACCATCGGCTATAAGCCGATAGACAATGTAGGACCAGTCACGCTCGCTGTGTAGCAAGGCGAGGCGAGATTCGTAAGGTTGGCGGTCGTCAGGCATTGTGCATCTCCATGTAGATCTGCTCAGTAAGATCTCCTGCCTGCACCTCGAGGTTAAGCTTGCTCTGGATGAGCTCAAGGCGTTCAGCGCGGCACCTGACGATCCGGGCCTTCTCGGCCAGGTCTTCTGCCTGCCTATGCAGCTCAGCACGTCGAGCGATGAGGGCTCTGGCCTTCTCGGTTAACGTTGTTGGCATGGTCTGTCTTTCTGTAGACTGGGGCCTATTCCCCATAGCGTGACTTGCGCCACGCTCGCACGAGTTGAACGCCGTCCACTACTGCCTACTACTGCCTACTACTGCCTACTACTGCCTACTACTGCCTACTACTGCCTACTACTGCCTACTACTGCCTACTACTGTTTACCGCCTGTACTCACCGTAGAGCTTCAGCCACTCGGCCAGACCGGCCATCAGGCCCATCGCGATGTCCTGGTCGATGACCCAGAGCTTCTCACCACCCGCTCCCAGCAGCCACCACTGCTCTACCGTGTCCGGCTCGTTCATCAGGTTGATTGAGAGGTCAGTGCCCGGCACCAACACCTCAGCGATACAGTGGTCATAGCGGTGGGGGTCGGCCACCTGCCCCGGCTTGGTAGTCGCTTGCATCAGCATAAATAAGGCCTGCTCTAGCGCTGGGTTAAGTTGCCGCTTGGCCTTGCGGTCGTGCTGCGCCTCGGTGCTAAAGGCCATCTGCATCGCGTTATTCGCTCGAGCGTTGATGGCAGCGGTGACATCGCTGTGGTCGTCGAGCTGCTCGAACTCATAGTCCATGGCGAAGATCAGGCAGGTGTCAGGCTTATAGTCCTCTTGCCTGACGTCCCTGGCTTTTTGCTCAGAATCTAGAACCCGTAACACCTCGCCGTTCCTGTCGACGATAAACCATCGCTTCATAGGGTCTCCTTGACTACCTCACCATGCTTATCAATTCTATCAGGTGTGAGGTGAGAGAACTGATCGCCTAAATCTCATTAGATCCCACGTAGGTCATCGCTGACCAGCACCTACGGCCGACGCCAGTGAGTCCGCGCCGTAGGCGAGAGCACCTACCTTCGCCGGGGCGAGACCTGCATGATAAGCTCGATGAGCTCGGTAACCGAAGCGGGCTTAGCCCCTACCAGGACCATCACTTCGTTGGTGAGCTTGGTGAGAGCGTTGTCCATCGCCACGATCGTAACGGCCTGGGCAGAGTTGTTATAGCTAGTGGGCGTGTCGATGAACTCCTTCAGCATGCCCTCTACTGTCTGCTGCAGGTGCATCAGGAAGTGGGTTGGCTTCCATTCGCGGATCATGGCCCGCAGCTGCTCGCGATGAGCTTCGCACTTGGCCGCCTCTTCCTCCTGCGTCTCCTCAGCCTCGTGCTGTTTTACCTCCTCTTCGTCGGTCGAGATGGACCGCTCCTCAACGCCGGGTTGAGGTCCTGCTTCGATGTTTCGCACTTCTCCTTCAGTCATGTGACTGCCTTTCGTGTGAGAGTGCCGCTAGTGAAACCAGAACTCGGCCAGGAACTGATAAGTGTACCTGTTCTCTGTGGCCACCGAGAAGGGTACCGTGTAAAGCTGGCCAGTGTAAGACTCGGCCTGCAGTGACGGCGGGTAGATCTCGCCGTCAACATCACATACCTGGCAGACCTCACCCTGGTACATGAAAAACTCGCCGGCCTGGATAGGCTTCATTGTAACCTCTTTTGAGGGTTCATGTCAACCTTGTCCCCGGCCCTGAGGCCCTCGACGTAAGCGGAATGGTCGACCTTGACCTCCTTCGGCTCCACCTCCTTTACGTCAAACTTCTGCTGCATGTACAGGTCGTTGTCTACCTGCTTGGAGTAGACCAGCGCGGTAGCCGCTCCAGCCTGTAGGGCGCCGCGAGCCTGATAGTCGGCTCGGGTTACCGCACGCTGCTTTTCCTGCCTCAGCCTGTCGGCTAAGCGCTGCGCGATGCCGAGCAAGAACGCGCCATACCACTTACGCGCGTTGATGTGTGGTCGGTGGTCGCCGATGCGATAGGACTTAGGCACCGACACCATCCGCCCGTTGATGGACACCTGCTTGAGCTGGTGCACGTTCAGGCCCTGGATGCTCGGGATGCTGAAGCAAGTCGTGTAGCAGAGGTACTCTGCCTGCTCCGACAGCCACTCGTAGAGGGTGACCGCGGCAGTGGCGTCGGTGGCCGTGCCGATGAAGACCATGCGGCGCGTCTTCTCCCAGTAGATCATGTTGCAGAAGCAAGCGTCGGCCACGCCCGCTCCTAGCATAACGCACCAGGCGAAGGGCGTGCTCTTCGGCGCCTTCGTGTCAAACCTGACGTGGGTGGTAATCTTCTTCGACTTCTTGCTGGGGTCGTGGGCCTCGAGGTCAACGAGCTCGAGCCCGTATTGCAGCAGGATCTCGTTGACCTTCGACGCGGCTACCGCGGCCTCCTGTTCGGAGGCATGTCGCTGCTCAACCGAGGCCTGAGCGTGCGCCGAACCCTGGGCGGTGTTCAGCAGGGCGAAGATCCGCCGCATGACCCGCTCATCAGGTAAGTTCTTGCCCTCGGTAACGTGAAACTGTGCCTCACTCATTACCGCCCTCCCTACCCAAGCAGAAGATGCTGTTGATGAAGGCTTGACCGTAGTAAGCGACCGGATCTACCTTTTCGAGTGTGTTCTCGCAGAGGAAGGGGTCGACAACGAAGATGCCCTCGTACTCAAAACCGAGCATGTAGCTCGCTGCGCCTTCGGCCTCGAACTGTAGCTCCAGTTGCTTGTTGAGCTCAGCCAGTTGTTCGGCTTTCTCGCGCAACACCGTCGGCAGGTCGTTAAAGCAGATCGCTGGCTTTTCTAGCAGTAACACGGTCAGTCTCCTGTTGATGAGCTGCTCGAGCGCTCGAGCGATGATGGTGCCCTCACCTCCCCCAGTCAACAGGGAGTGAACCAGTCGATAGCCGAGTTTGCCGTCGGCCTTGACGTAAAAGTTACCGCTGGGCTTGAAGGTACCATCACCTTGCCGCACAGCAAACGCGCCTGAGTTGTAGACGCGGAGGGTGAGGATGTAGCCCTGGGGCGTGGTCACCTGATAGGTGCCCGGCGCCATGTGTGCTATCATAGCTTCATCTCCCTCACACACTTGCCACCGAGGCCAGATGAGGCGGTCTTGCCGCCCCTAAGCGTGCGGTTGCAGGCGTAGCAGCGCCCGGTCTCTTGGGCGTAGAGTTGTCCGGCGGACTGGGGGTGCTTCAGCAGGTCGATGACCATCACGTAGTCACGCTTGATGGTCTTGGACTTGAAGGGGATGATGTGACCCAGCCTGATGTAACAGACCGGCACCGTTTCACCTGTGTCCTCTGCGTAGCGGTCGATGGTCCACTCGGGATCTGCGTTCTTCCCAGGATCGTGGGCTCTGACCAGGAACAAGTGCTTGACCTGCTGATCGTCCCTCACTAGGTAACGACCTGAGATCAGCTTTCTCGACATACGGTAAACCTCGACTCGTAGTCTGCACTCTGCGCTCTCCGCCTATTCGGAGCGCCGGGCTTGTGACCGGCATCGCCGCATTAACTACCACAAACTGGATGGTGGCGGCATCCTCGTACGCTGGCCAGCCGCGTTTCGGTACGCTCGCACGGATGCTCGTTGTCAACGCCTCCACCGCGTTACCACCCATGTCCACTAGTTGAAGACGATCTGAAACTCGGGCTTCTCGAGCGTCGAGTCAACCTCAGTGCCTTCGATAAACACTACCACCTGCACATTAAGCTTAATGCGCAGTTGGTCGATGTTACTGTCGCTGCCTTCGGGTACCTCTGGGATAGCGTTGAGCATTTCCTCAGCGATGAGGTCGAAGAACGACGCACCTCGCGGGTTGTAAATCCGCTTGGCCTCTTCTTCAGCTATCTGGAGAGATAGCTGGCCGGTGATGTCGTCTGGGATGAGCGGAAGTACCTGCTGGTCAAGGTTGTCTTCCTGAAACTCCCAGTTTAGGTCATTGTCTACGATGCGCACTGTCGGTTCCTCCTTAGGTACCTGACTCTTCAGTAGGGATACAGATGACCCACTGAGGGTAGGTAGGATTATTCACTCGAGTGATGGCCGCGGTGTGCAGCGGGTAATGGCGCACCACGTAGTTGACCGCTTCACTGAGGTTGCCAAAGTCTCGCTCGATGTGTGCTATCGTGTTCACGTCCGCAAGCTTGTGGTCTTTGCCCGTCGCTGCGTTGTTGAGGACACGGCTCTTGGCTCCTAGCACCTGTTGTACCAGGGTCGAGCGCACGTTGTCAAAGGTCGCGGTGATCTCGTGGCTCAGGATGATGCCGCTCTGACTAAACCTCATGGCTTGACCGCATGGCACTGATGCCAGTGACGCCGACAAGTCCGAGCTCGTCAAGTGCTTGGTTAAGCAGCGGGCGAGATGCCTCGTCCTTGCAGTCTTGCTCGTCGTAGGAGTCTCGCATCGCCATGTACGCTACTGTCTGCGGGTGAGCCTTGCACCACTGCTGCATGGACTGCTGGGTAAGTGTAGGCTGCGAGAGCGACTTAAACCGCAGACTGTGGTAAAACGCCCACTGTACCAGGAGGTGTTGCTGTTCGGGGCCCGGCTCTAGCTGGTCGATGATCCGAGAGAAGGCCTCTACCGCTCGCTCGACGTACTCGTGACCCTTGACTGGGGGTAGCAGCTTGTAGAACGGCTGGTCGCGCCGGCACTCGAGGAACTCGTAAAGGATACCGTCGAGGTGCGCGCCTGTAAAGTCCGCTCCGTGCACGCAAGACCGGCTGATGTTGGCCCGCTCCAGGTGGGCGTAGGTGAAGTCAGTCTGCGTGAGGTCGGCGCCCGTAAACCGGGCTCCGCTTAACCAGGCGTAAGCGAAGTTAGCGTGGGTGAGGTCGGCCCTGTCGAAGTTGGCCAGGTTGGCATCTGCACCGTGAAAGATGGTGTTGTGGCAGGTGGCCCCTGACAGGTAGGCGCTGTTGAGGTGAGCCCCAGTAAACTGGGCGCCTGTGAGGTCAGCGCGCATGAGGTTGCCGTGTGCTAACTGACAGTTGGTCAGGTTCCGAAACGACAGGTCACGAGCGTGTAGGTCTACGCTGTGGAGGTCTATCACGAAGTCTGGCTCCGCGTCCCTCATGTCTTTCCAGCGATCTGCGTCGTGTAGCAGCACCTGTAGCAGGCTGCTACGGTCTAGCTGTGATAACTTCACGGTAACTCCTCGTGAGTCTCTAACTGCCACGTGATTGTGGCATACCGCCTGCCCGACTCGAACGGGCTGCCCACTGACTGGGGAGGCAGTGTCACTTACCCGCCGGGGTGCTCGCAAGCGATGTTGATAGCGTGAGCGCCGGGTGTCGGGTCGTCCCAGCGGATCCTGGTGCCGCACTCGCGGCAAAGTTGGCACGACTGGCACACCCGCATCGGAACCAGTCCACGAGGGCCCATCGACACAAGCGCCTCGCTTAGTAGGTTACCTGGTAGGGGAAGCGTACCGCACAACTCGCACCATTCGTACGCGACCTTCCAGACTGGAGCGATGACAAAACCTGTGTGAATACGACGACCGGTGTCCTCAAACAGGCCAGATGCCAGCGCAGCGTAGGCGAGTGGAATGTTCTCCATCCAGACCTTAGCAAAGAACTCACCCGGCCACAGCGTGTGGGCCTGGTCAGGGATGTTGACGGAGAGGGTAGCAAGTGGCTCGTGCTCGGTATTCTCTAACTTCACCGCTAAGTTGCTGTCAGGGTACTTAGTGATGACGACCCTAACAACGCCGTCAGGCGTGTTAAACCTTGCTCTCATAGTTACCTCTAACGTATGGAGTGTGTAGAGTGTCTGCTCTCGTCAGTGGCCGCTTTACGACCAGACCGTGGCTACGCCACGGTTTCGGCATGGGTAGTAGGTAGCAAGAGGCCCAAGGTACTCTTGTTAGGTTGTAACCCAGGGCCTCTTACCTGAGAGATCGGATTGTCCGTAGTTTGCCATCCCTCGTGGCTTCGGGACTACCGCGTGACTCATAAAGCTTGTTGCTACTAAGCTCGTCGTTCTCAAGCCAGAGGCGGTAATCACCCGAAACTAAGCGTAGGATAACCTACGCCCTGGCGGGTACCTTGTGAGTTGGCGTTAGCGCCTGTTGTACGCCTGATAACCGCGCCTCACGCACCCGCCGCAGTGTCGTTGAGGGACAGTCCTGCCGCGCCGCCGCACGCGTCGCCAGCCGACGACACGCCGACCACACTTAACGCACTTAAACCTGAGCGTGTTCAATGTCGGCTTACCTCCAGGATGAGCGACTTCAGGTCGTCGATGGTCGGTTCCTCGTCGGGGTTAACCACTGCGATGGATCGGTCACGGTAGTCAGTAGCGATGGGACGGTCTAACACCAGGTAGGTGCCTACAGCGAGGGCCTCCTCAGGTGCCAGGTCGTGGAAGTTGAAGACACCCAGGAAGGACTTGACCTTAGCGGGTGGTGCCTCGTGAGTAACGAGCAAGATGATGGGGTCTCGGACTGGCCAGTTAAAGCCGTCGGTGCCCTGGTAGCTAAACGACCCCGAGACCGTGAGCAAGTGTTTAAGCACGCTTCGCCATCTTGTCTAGCAACAGGTCGATGTCGTTGCAGAGCGTTACGCTGAAGTCGAAGAGGCGGGTGAGGACCACGACGTTAAGTCGGTCGTGTGGGGTAGTCACCGTGAACCCGTTCTGCATGATGGCACCTAAGGCGCCCATGAGGTGGACCGCGAAGTGACTCACGCCCACTCGCTTGATGTCATCGGCGAGGTCGGCCACAGCCTGGTCGCAGGCGAGGTCGTCTTCAGTGGTCTCGTTGAGGTCACCGATGTCCTGGGCAGTGTGGGCTCGGGTGAGGATGTCGTCAAGCATCTGCTTGAGGCTTGGGTTGTTGTCACGGGTCCGGAAAGCGTATTCGAACAACTCGTTAACCGTGACCTGACTGGTCTCCTTCGGCACATCTTCCTTCCTTCGGCTCATCGGCGCACCCTCTCTATCACTCGACACTCGATGCCGCAACCGGCCAAAGACCCGACCGCTGTCAACAATACCTGCGTATCACTGTACTCGCGGACGGAGCTGAAGAACTGGCTCCTCGGCTTCACCTGCAGAACCACCACGCGCCCGAACTTCAGGCTGAACGTGGGCGACGCGTGATTGACCAGTCGGTAACCGGCGGGGATGCTATCCGGTGCCGGCGCCTTCACCTTGGGCTGTGGACGAGGTCTAAGGTCATCTCGTCGCGGCAACTTCGATTCCTCCAGGTGCTTGTTGTCATTCTGGTGACCCGGACCCAGGGGGCAAGGTCGGCCCTGATGGAACTTCTCGTAACGCCGATACGCTCGCTGGTTGACATCTGCCTTTTGACCGCCATCCTGGCAATTCGGCAGAGGCTCCAGCTCGTTCAGCTCGTCAACCCGTCGGAGGCGGAAGATCTTCCCCCGCCAGATCCGGTGAGTCTTCGGTAACGGGTGCCCCTGGGCGATATACGCCTCGAAGTCGGGGTCGCCCTTGCTCGGCGCCGGGTCAGGCTTGAACATCACCTCCGTGTCGCCGTGCATGAGCTTCGGATTGAACCTGCTCATTGATACACTCCATGTAGGTAGTGATCTACTCTGCTCTCCCCCTCGGTCGGGGGCGCCGGACTTGTAACCGGCATTGTAGCATTAGATCACTGGGCAGGGGGAGGTGAATTCCCCCTGCCCTGTTCTTGTTAGATTGTAACTGCGTCGGGGACCTCCGTTGCCTCGACGACCGGTTCTGCCAGCGGCTCCATCACCGGCGGCAACTCGTCGACCACCGGCGTCGTGGGCTCAGTCGGGTCAGGGGTGATAGGACTCACCGTGTCAGGGGCGTTGGCGGTGAATGCCTTCACCTGGTTGGCGGTATTCCGTGCCCAGATGAGGCAGAGCTCACGCGCACGCTCTTGCTTCTTGGTGATCTGGGGACGCCCTCCGGGGCTCGGCATACATACCTGCGTGGGCAGATGCATGGCTCGGAAATACCCGGGCTTGTCTGGGGTCGTGATAACCGCATAGTGACCGTTGACGCGCTCTACGATCATGTCCTCGGTAAAATCCGTCACCGGCGGTGGCGTCTGTGCTGTGTAATTCTGACCAGCCTTCGGCGTCTTCGGCGCCTTCGGCTCTCCAGTCGCCGTCGACGCGTGGGGCTTCCGCAACTTCAACTTCAACTGGCTGAGCTGCTGGGCGGCATCTGCCATCGTCATGCCTGTCGTGTCGATCCGGTCAATCTTGAGTGCGTCGCAGAGCTGCTCGATTGCCATCAACTGGGATGCCGCTGCCGGCGCGTGGTTGATGGGTGGCAGGGGCTCCTGCGGTGGGGCGGTCGCCTCCGTGGGAGCAGGCTCCGCAACCGGCTCCTGTACTTCCGGCTCAACCGGCTCGGCCGGCTGCGTCGGGGTGGTTGGGGCAGACCCGTGCCCGTTGTTGCGGTTCTTCTTAGCCATCGTGTATCTCCAACCTGTAAAGGTTTGGGCTCCTCTCCACGTGCCCGCAGCTATTCGCGGTTCCAGACTTGAGACTGGCATGGTAGTGTTAAAGCGCCGCAGATATTGCTTCCCCTCATTAGAAGAGGGAATCTTCCGCGGCGACGGTCATCACCGGTCAACGACGTACTCGGTAGAGCTGTGATGCCGAGCTCGACCCGTCAGATCGAAACAATCACTCGAGGTCAATGTCGTTGGGGCAACCCATCAGTTATCAGTCACCTGTCGCCGTCGATCGTTACTTCCTCACCACTGCCAGTCGGATATTAGTTGGTCATCTGCTGGTCGTTGGACTCCGGTTTAGGCGTCGACCCGTTGGACATGTCGTAGGGCTCGAGGCGTAAGGTAAGTCAGCGGGCTTTGATTTTCCCACTGAGCCTTGTCGCCTGTCGCGGCCCAAACAACGGTTTGGTTTCAGGCTCTGTCGCGGTGCCAGGGTGGGCCATGAGGCTCTTGGGCACCGTCCTTATTCCCTTGTTAACGGTTTTCGGTCATCTTCCGCACAAGCACGGCACTGAGGACCAGTCGGGTCGTTATATCCCCGGAGAGAACCACGGTCATCGCGGATCTGGCTCCCTCAAACTGAGATGATGACACAACAGCCCCCATAGGGGGAAACACTAGAACCCTGTTCTGTGTATCATTTATCATCATTCTATTGTATCACACTTATCCCCAGTTTGTCAACTAGTTTTGAGATGAGTTACCGGTATTTTGGGGCAGGGGGAGGGTCGGCGAAGCACACAAAAAAGCGGCGCCGCGATGAGGCGGCACCGCTAGTGAGGGAGGGTAGGCAACTAGCGCGACCTGTTCGCTAGCCAGTAGCAGGTGGCCCCAGCGAGGAGGGAGATGACTAGGGCCACAGCGAAGTCAACCGGGTAGGGGCTAAGTGAGGCGAGGGCCAGGCAATAGCCTCCCCCAGCGAAGAGGGCCAGGAGGGAGGGTTGGGTCTGGTGGGTAGGCTGCATGGTAGGTCCTTTCAAGGTGCCCTGGCCCTCGCGGACCAGGGCGGGATGGGCCCCTTACGGGGCGATAAGTCCTTCGATGTAATCGGTCACGACGTCCTGGGTAACGGGGTCGATGTGATTGACCTCGTAGTAATCGGCCGCGCGGTCCTCGCCGGCCTGCCTCGCCTCGGTGACCGAGTCGAAGGGACCGAACTGTTGGGCGTGGCCCTCGGCGATGTCCTGGGCAAGGGTTCGCTCCTGGGCATCTGGGTTATCAGCGAAAGAGCGATAGATGACCAAACTGAACTTCATGGTAATGCCTCCTGGATAGGTGCTGTGTACTAGGTTCCTGTAAATGATGGATGCCCCGTATCCAGCGATACGGGGCACCTGTTACCTGTTAGGCAACTTGTTCGGCAACCGGTTCGGCAACGGAGGCATCAGAAACGATGCCGGCTCGTCGATCCTGATCCAGCACCTCTGCGCTGGATCCCTTCATCCAGGACGCTGCCAGTTCCGCGGCCCGATCCCGTTTACGCGTTACGATCGGTTTTCCCGCGGGTGTCAACATGAACCGGCCCGATCCCGTATCCTGTATCGCGTAGAAATTCGGCTTGGCAGCCGGAACAACAATCGCAGTAATCTTCATGGGTATCTCCTGGCAATATGCCGGGGATGATGCCGGTGCCCCCGGCAGGGGATGATGACAAGAACACAAGACTGGTCAGAGATTCTGGACCAGACTGGATTTTATCGTTTATCATCATGTATACATTGTATCACATCGCCGGATAGTTGTCAATATTATTTAATATTTATTATATCAATAAAGGAACCCGCGTGTTTTGAGGGGGTAGGAGGGGTACAGTTGCAACATTACCAACGACCCTACAGGGTGAGGGGCAGGGGATAAGCGATACCGTTTTAATAGTATTAATTAACCACTGATAGGGTTGCAACATAACCGATAAGGGTAAGTGATGGGGGTAGGTAGAGCAAACCAGTACAGGCTCGCCAGTGACAAAAAAAGACCCCCACCCCTTTCGGGGTAGGGGCGAACTCACCAGTTACTTCTTGCTCTTGCCCTTCTTGCCAGTCGCGGCAACCGGTTCGGGGGAAACCGCCTCGGCGATTGCCTCCTCCAATTCACCGGTTGAGAGAGACCGGTCAGAGATATCGGTCACCTTCACCAATCCCTGCCGGCGATCCTGATCCAGCACCTCCGCGCTCTTGCCGCGCATCCAACTCTCCGCCAGCTCCTTCGCCCGTTCCGGTCGCCGCGTGATGATGGGCAACCCCTTGGGCGAGAGCAGGAACCGGCCCGACTCGTCATCCTGGATGGCCCAGAAATTCGGTTTTGCCGCACGAACCACGATTGCCTTGATTGCCACGATAACCTCCCTGCGTAAAGACCGGTGCCGCCGGTGCGGATGAACATGATGCTGGTGCCTTAGGTAGGGACCAGTTTGTATTGTTATCATCATTTATTATGTATACATTGTATGCCATTCCATTCCGGTTGTCAATATTATTTAATATTTATTATATCAATAAAGGAAAAAGACCTGGTAAGGGGCATAAGACCGGTCAGGATGGGAGGACTGGCAAGGGATGGGAGATCTATCATCTACCGTAGGTAGGGATGAGGAGGAGGGTGAGAGGGGCCAAGGCGTCCTTGCTGAGGGGAAATGGGGAGGGGCAAGGGGGTCTATATCTCAATGGTTATGTCTCAATGGGGGTACCTGGGGTAGGTAGGCGAGGTGGATTGGTCTCGTTGTCACATAGTGAGCGGGGACTGATCTTGTAGCAACATAAGGGTGGGTGAATGAGATGGTATGGTTGAGATATAACCATCGGCACATAAGGGGCAGGGGCGCAGGTAGGATGGTTGAGACTCAACCATCGGTACATAAGGGGTAGGTCGCTCACCGGTTGGGTGGGTAGGTAAGGCGAAGGTGGGAGGCCCCCTACAGGAGTAGGCCAGACAGGCGAGGCAGCAGGTCGTAGGACTGGGCAGGTAGGTCAGCGAGACCGGAGGCGGAGTAGGCTACAGGGGGTAGGCAGGCGAGGTGAGGCAGACGGCTTGGTGAGGTGAGGTGAGCGGGTAGTGCGTAGTCAGGTAAGCGAGAGCGAGGCGAGGTGGGCAGCGAGAAGGTGCCTGGCGCCTGGTGTGGTGGGTAGGTGAGAGGGGCGCGGTGCAGGCGCGGTGGCGGTCGTAGCGAGGGTGGGTCCGGGTGGTCAAGCGGGACGGTGGCAGGTCAGGCGGGCAGTGAGCGAGCGAAAGCGGGGTGGTGTGGTAGGTAGGCGAGAGCGCGGCGCAGGCTCGCTATAGGGGTGCGGTGCGGCGCAGGCGGGGTAGGTGGCAGGTGAGGTCAGCGCCGGGTGACCTGGGCAGCGAGACAGGGCAAGGCGGGTAGTGTGGTGAGGCGCGGCGAGGGTCAGGCAGGTGAGGTAGCGAGGGTCAGGCGGGTGACGTGGTGAGAGGGTACGCGTGGGTCAGTAGGTGCGGTGAGGCGTGAGGCGGGCAGTAAGAGCGGGGTGGGTGGGTAGTGTGGTGGAGGTCGGTGAGGTGGTCGGGTCAGTGGCGAGGTAGGTCGTGAGCGAGGTCAGCGGGGTGGTGGTCAGTGGTCAGTAGGTAAGGTTAGGTGGGATGGTGGTCGTGAGAGCGGGGTTGGCGGTAGCTGGGCGGGTGGTCTGGGAGGTGACGTGGTGGTGAGGCGGGCGCGCGGTGCGGTGATGAGGTGCATAGGTGCGGTGAGGGGTGAGCGGAGGTAGGGTAAGCGGGGTAGGTGCGGTGGTGGCAGCGAGAGGAGGGTAGGCAGGTAGGGTGATGGGAGGTGGGTGAGTGAGAGGTGCGGCGCGGCAGGTGGGTGGTGAGCGGGTTGCAGGCGTGGCCGGGTAGTGAGGTGAGGTGAGCGGGTAAGTGAGGTGAGGTGGCGGTTGGGTTGGGTGAGAGGGTGCGAGTGATGGTGAGATAGCGTGGGGAGGGATGGTGGCAGTCGTGAGGTTGGAGCTTATGGTTGTGTAGCGAGTGGCAGAGGGCGTAGAACGTAGGTAAAAGGGTCGGAGACTGGTCCACCCGCACATTTCACTGTCTCCCGTCATTTTGCCGCGATGTTAGTCACCTGCTTGGCGAGGTGACCGACGAGACCCGCGCCGAGGTAGACCAACCAGGTAGTGTATGTCGGCGTTGCGTTGGGCGTTTGTGGGCCGCTAGACCCCACTGGTTAAAGAACGAGCGGCCTTCGGTTTTGTGCCCCCTCCCCCTACACCTCCAGCACTTGGGATAGCCCTTGCTTAAAGCACCATTAACATCATCATCACATAACCTCAGCCCAGAACGACCACCATGATCTAATTAGAAAAAGCTGACAGTTCTCTCACCTATCAACGATAGATTCAATGGTGGTCATCCTGGCATCAACCTACCCCCTTCCTGTATGATTATCCCCTCATTATGCCCCTATCCCCTCGCCTATCACCCACGCCGCAGCTTCACCGCAGGCCTACGTGTGCCTATCACCACAGCACTACTCACCTCAGGCACACTCACCTTAACGTTTACCTCGCTAATCTTATTCGGCAACTTGACTACCTGAGCGTTCACGCAGTCAAACGCGTGGTTGCCCTGCGAGTCTACAGAGCAAAACGCACACTGCTCTACCTCACCCTCGCCTTCACCGCTATCTTTCACCGCATACCCGTGAAAACCAGGGATCATACTCTTGCCCGCCGACACTCGCTGCAGGGCCTCTGCCGCTAACTTCTCCCGCTCGGCTCGTGTGCCGATTGACTTGCCCTGGTACTGCGTATGAATGCGCCCCTGCTGATCGTACACGCTGACCACGTTCTCGGGCTTCACCTCACCCCACACCTCACTCACCTCGATGCCCTTACCTACCTCACGCACCTCATCACTGCCTCGCACCTCATCACTTCCACTTCCCCGTGCCTCACGCACCTCACGGTGAGTCTCGATCGTGCGCTGACCGTCCATCCTCTCCTCACCCGCTAAGTTCGTAAGCTGAGGCAGCATATCTGCTCGCGCTAGCTCCCTACGCTCGGGCCGCAGGATGAAGTCCTCTCGCCGCAGCCCGTTGACCCTGAGGTGGTTGTAGACCGTTTGCCAGGTCCACGGCTTGAAGTAGGGCGTTAACTGCCCGGCCTTGTTTAGCTCATCTGCGAGCTGCGCGTACGAGGGCCAATAGCCGTATACCTCATCCCAGGTCTCGAGCAGCCGGGTCATCACTTGCTTAGTCAACAGCATCCTGCGCTCGCGGAATGTCATATTCTTTGCGCGACTTATTAACTCGGTGGGCATGTTATTCGGTATCGGCTCTTCTACTAATCTCATCACATTCTACCTTTCTTATCGCCTCACTCGCAGCCTCAACAGCTCTTGCCGCTCGGCCTCTATCGCTAGCCCCTCGTCCAAGCTAACCTTACCTGCTACCACCGACTTATCCAACTCTTCAGCGCTGATGCCACTACTCAAGATATCCTGCAGTACACTCTCACCACTCTCCCTACTCGTGTCGACGCCGGTATCCTTCAGGATCTGGCCTCGCATCACGACGTCCCGCTCAAACGCTGTGTACCACCACTCCTTCATCTGTGAGGCTAACTTCCAGCGCTGCACGAAGTAGATCAGCTGCATCCGCGTCCAGTCATGCCGGCTACCGATGGACCGAGCGTTGAACATGCCCGCCAGTTCCTTGAACCCCGGCTGCGGCTTCTGCTCCTTACCCGCGGCCTCAACTGCCTCCCTAATCACCCTGATGCCCGCGTCTCTTGACTTATCGCTACCGTCTATCGCGGCGTAACAGTGTCGACACGCTACGATCGGTAGGGTCCCTATGATGTAATCACGCGCGTCATACGAGCCACAGTACATACACTTGTAGGTGATCTTTCGCTCCTTCTTGCCGCCGTCTCCGATGCTGGCCATACTTGCCTCCTCCCTTGCCTTACGCTCCCCTTGCCGCATACCACAGTATTCACCCCTATCTATTATATCACCTTAGTAAACCTTTTGTTCGTTCTACGACAAGCCCAAAATACACTACTAGAATCACTTATATCTCAATAATATGAACTTAGTATAATATATCTCATTTACTATAATTACATCTGAAAAACCATATTAGGGGGATTTTCTCAAACCCTTATACTATTTCTTTTACTACTTCTTCCACTACTTTTATAACTATTATACTTATATCAATGTACTACGTGCAATACTATATAATAGAAATAGTATTAGAAATAGTAATAGATATAGGGTTTCAGAAATCATCTAATATACGATTTTTCCGATGTAATTGAGGTAATTGAGAAAATCAAGTCTTGGTTTATATCATCGAGATATAAGGGCGCTGCCGCCCTCTTCTGCACCCACTCGCGTGCCCCACTCACGCCTCTACCTCGCGGCGAGATGCTTTACACGCCCTGCCGCCCTACCCTCACCCTCGCTCGCGCCCTCCTGTTCCTTACCACTCTCGCCACCCCTCAGGTCGCATCATCTAATCAATTTACGCCCTAAGGAACCTACCCCTCAAACGTGATTAGAAACTAATTCGTGCGCCTCGTTGACAGGGTCGTCGCGGCGTGATACAGTATACGGAGGCGTAACCGTAGCATGCACATCAAGCTTCGGACTGTTTTAGCATACTTTGTATCGTGGGACCCTGAGGCCACCGAACTGCAGAACGGCTGGCTATCCTTACTCTTGGGTATTCGTTGCCTAACCGCTCCACTGTGGCCGCTGTTCGCTATAAGTCCTCATTACTATCGAGGCATGTCGCAGATCGCTGGGGAGGGCGTGTGGGGATTGACCTTGGTAGGGTTAGGGGCACTACAGCTGATAGCGGTGTGGGGCTGCATGAGGTCCCTCAGCGACGGCTGGGCACGCTACTTCCAGCTTCGGTCGTGGCTGTCGATCCTCTCGTCGGGCCTGTGGGCGTTGGTCTTGTGGGCGTTGGCCTCGACCGACGATCGTACCCTGGGGTGCATCTTCTTCTTCGTGATGTGGATGAGCTCGCTGAGTGTGGTGGTCAGGCTACACTCGGCTGGCCGCGCGGTGACCGTGGACGTGCACGACGCCCACGATATCCCAGGTGGAGGTTGACCTGTTACCTAAGCGATAGTCACTACCGTCACGCTCGGTGCTGGGAGTGGAACTGGATGACCCCAAAGCTAACAGATGCCGGCTTCGGCGCCTTTTTCGCTGCTGTGGTGATGTTCATCGGGCTAGTCATCAAGCAGTTTTTTGCCAATCCTTCCCAGCGAAACGACCGACGGAAGTCCGATGAATCCGCTGCCCAGACCTTCCGCGAAGACATCCTGAAAGAGCTACACCGCGTGAAGGAGGCGCAGCGACTGCAGGAGTCGGAGTGGCGCCGCACGCTCTACCTGCAGGAGCGAGAGACACTGCGGTGGCGGTACTACTCGTTTGACCTGTTAGACTGGTGCGCGCAGATGCGCATCACACACATGGACCTGCGGCATGAGTTTGACGTGATAAAGCGGGATATGGGGCAGGACCCCATCAAGTGGAGTGACCTGCCGCCGATCCCTAACTTGAAAGACAGTAATACCTACGAGTTGGAGCAGCAACAGCCCCAGACGGCGAGGGCCATCCCTACTCCTAACCTCTCCCAGCCTGAGTGTCCACCTGCCAAGCCTACCCAGACTGAGGTGAAGGTCACCGTTACCGACGCCGTGGACGCGTTGGTCAACACCCTAACGCAGCAGAAGGAGGAATAGCATGTTGCAGTTGAACAAGTGGAACCTGGCGTTTGAGCTGATCTCAGAGGCCATGATGGGCATCTCGCAAGTGCAAGCCGGGCAGACCTACCAGTCGCCTACCATCGACATCAACGTCGGCGGCGGCGAAGATGTTGAGGTTGTTGTCACGGTCAGGAAGAAGATCCTCCCCCAGGCTCGCCCAGTCCCTACCCCGGGCCCGGACGTAGTGACGCCTCCGGGCCTGACGCTTGTGAACACCCAGGACAGCCCCCTATGAACCTCTACCCTGCGGACTTCACTGCGGTGAAGGCCCCGGACAGTCCTCGCAGTGCCAAGGACTACGTTCACTGGGTCATCCTCACGGCTTGCCTCTGCGTGGCGGCCATCACCATCGCGTACCTCGTGAGCGTGATGTGGTTTCGCACGCCGCAGGGCGAGCTTGGCTCGCTCTGCCGCGAGGGGTTAGCCTTCCTGTTTGGCCTGCTGGGTAAGACCAGCATCGACTTCTTCCACACCGAAGAGACGCCGACGGTCAAGCTTGACCAACCAGCCACCGAGCCGGTGCCAGTGACCGAACAGCCAGCACCGCTTGCTGAACAGAAGGCAGCGACAGACCTACCCTAACTACAATGCTACAAATTGACAGTTGACAGGGCAACGATAATGGATTATCATTAGCTATAGTCAACATCACATGAGGAGGTAGGCGATGCAGGGCCAGTCATGGACAGTTATCCCGGCGCAGCGAGGCAACCATGCATCCGCTCGTTAAGGAGACCCTGGTTTACGCTGAAAAAGCCTCAGGTATCCGAGAGGTCGGAGACAACGGGGGACCAGAGGTTACCCAGTACCTTAAGACTACTGGCTTAGGGCCGGGTAACCCCTGGTGTATGGCTTTCTGTTTTGCCAAGCATCAGCAGGCAGCTAAGTTCCTCTCGCTGCCGACGGTCATCCCCTGCACAGCGTCGTGCGAGGTGGCGAGGGTCTACGCTCGGGAGCGTGGTTGGCTACGAGATTACCCCTCAGTGGGTGACCTGATGCTGAGGGTAGGCAAGATCGCGGGCGAGTTCAGGGCGCACCACGCTGGCCTGGTGCTCACCGTGACCCACGACACGTTTCACACGGTAGAGGGTAACACTAACAACTGGGGCGGGCGCGAGGGCGTGGGCGTGTTTGAGTTAGGTCACGCCGTTTCCTCGGCCTATGTGTTCGCGCACTGGGAGCTGGGCTGCAGCGCTCCCGGCGTGCCGTGGAGGTTGGTTGACACGAAGGGCAGGGACATGCAGGTGCCCATCATCCAGCTCAGCGGCGCTATACTTGCAGGTATCCGCGCTTTGGGTACTGTGGTAGGCTGCAAGGTAGGTTGGGTGCCTGAGAAGCAGTGCGCCACCTACAACGGTGGGGAGGTACCAGTACAGATCAGTTGGAGTAACGGGTCGACCTTCGCTCCTATCACAGAGCTCGCTCACGCTCTGGGGCTAACGGCACAGGTTGACGAGCAGGATCACATCATCAGGCTGAGCCGAGGAGCCAAGCCATGAAGTTAGGACCACTGACAGTCGATTACAGGCTGTCACTTTCACTCGCCGGGAGAGTTACCATCATGTCAGATACACAGGGCACAGGCGCCGTCACGGGCGGCGCGAGCGGTGGCCAGCTGTCGGACCTCGACAGCAGCATTCAGGACCTGGTCTCGGTTGAGCAGCAGGTCGTCGACGGGGTGCACAGCGAGGTAAACGCGCTTGAAGCCGAGGTCGCTTCACTGCAGGCGCAGGCCGTAGCGCAGAACGTCAACTTCACCCCCAGGATCCAGGCACTTCAGACCATCACGCAGAACTTGCGCGGCCTGCTGCCACCGCCATCGCCTGTCGCTGGCGGTTCGACCGCGCCTCCTGAGGCCACGGGCGGCAACCCTCCTTCGGTCACGCCGGTCACGGGAGACACAGGCACCGGTGGGCCAGCGCCGACCAGCTCGCCCGCGCCGCCTGAAGCGACGGGCGGAACATCTACCCCAGCACCCGCGGACGCCAACGGCTCGACCGACGCTACCTCGAGCGGCACGGTGGCCGCCGTCCCTACGGACAGCGGCTCTACCGCGGCAGCGGCACCCGCCGACACCTCACTGGTTGACCAGGCGCCGGTTAGCGGCACACCCTCTGGTCAGGATACTGGCTCTACTACCGGGAGCTAATCAGCCTCGAGTGATGATCGTCGCCGCCGATCGTCTCTCGAGCGAGGGGATGACTGCCTTCCCTCGGTTAAGCCGCGGCTAAAACTTCTGGGCGGTGTTCCTCTTCCTCCTTACATCGCCCAGGAGTTGCACCTCATCACCTGTGATACATGATTACTGGAGGGTAGTATGCGGTTTCAGCGGGTATCTTTGCTGTGGGGGACGGTTGACCAGCCCTTTCAGTGGGATGTGCTGAAGGAGCAGGCTGCCGTGATGGTCGCGTCGGGCGAACACCTGGACGAGGAGATCGCTGCCACGCTTGACATCAACCTCAGCACTCTTCAGGGTTGGCGTGCCAACAAGATCTTCTGGGGCCGGGTGCAGGAGACCATCAGGGAGTTCAGGGTAGCGATCCGCGAACACGGCATTGCTATCATGGAAAACCGGCTCAATCGCATGAACAATGACTGGCTGCAGATCCAGGAGATCATTCACGCTCGAGCGCAGGATAACGCAGCGAGGCACCCCACCGTGCCGGGCGCGGATACCGGCTTACTGGTCCGAGAGACTCGAGCGGTTGGTTCTGGCGCTAACCAGGTGGTAGAAGATTACTGGCGCTTGGACACCGCGTCGCTAAAGGAGCTGCGAGAGATGGAGGTGCAGGCTGCGAAGGAGATGGGCCAGTGGACCGAGAAGCATGACCTCACCTCTGGGGGCCAGGTCATCAACACCGTGGGCTATGTGGTCACGCCGCCTGCGGTCGAGCAGCCCACCGACGAGCAGCTGTCGTTTGAGGATAACACGTCACCCGAGCCGGAGTCAACCGATGAGTAGGAGCGCGGTCGCATGACTTTAGGCCTCGTCGAGCCACCACCTCCTTCGGTCATCGCTCGGCCTACCGACCTCGCTCGCCTCCGAGACGATGGCCAGATCGAGTTTACCCCACACCCTGGCCAGTGGCGAGCGTGGGAATCCGACGCTCGGTTCGTGTGCGTCTTGGCCGGCACGCAGGGTGGCAAGACCTCCTTCGGGCCTCACTGGTTGTACCGGGAGATCCAGCGCTGCGGTCCAGGTGACTACATCGTGGTCGCGCCGACTTACCCGATGCTGAACCTCAAGCTGGTGCCTGAGTTTAAGCGCCTCTTTGAGCGGTGGCTACGCCTGGGCAAGATGAGCGCCGGCGCCACCATGCGGTTTGAGTTCTCCCCAGACGGCCAACGCAAGACATTCGGGCATTACAACCCAGATGTGCCTACCACCGTGATCTTCGGACACGCGATGCAGCCGGAGTCGCTCGAGTCCGCTACTTGTAAGGCAGCGTGGCTAGATGAGGCGGGACAGAAGCGGTTTAAGCTCGGGTCCTGGGATGCTATCCTACGTCGGCTTTCCCTCGCTACTCGCCACGGCCAGGGACGCGTCCTCATCACCACCACGCCGTATGACCTCGGGTGGCTGAAGCAGCAGGTGTGGGACAAGTGGAAGCAGCAGGACCCTACCGCTACCAAGAAGGTCTACGACGTCATCCGGTTTGACAGCACCGAGAATCCCTCGTTCCCGCCTGAGGAGTTTGAAGACGCACGTCGCCGCATGCCGAAGTGGAAGTTTGACATGTTCTACCGCGCTATCTTCACGCGCCCAGCGGGCATGATCTACGACTCGTACATCGACGAGCTGGCACCTAACGGGCACCTGGTGCCTCGGTTCACGATCCCAGACCACTGGCCTCGCTATGCCGGCATCGACTTTGGCGGCGTGAACACCGCAGCGTGTCTCTACGCGCGTGAGACTATCATCGAGCAGGCTGAGAAGCCGAGCATGCGCGGTTGGGTCGTGCAGCGCCCCGCTGGCCGCCCCAGGTCACTCGACATGGGCAGGTACTTTCTCTACCGCACCTATAAGGCAGGCTCGCGAGCTATCGAGGTACATGCTAAGGCCATCAAGCACGGTGAGCCGATGGTGCCTACTGCCGTAGGCGGTTCTAAGTCTGAAGGTCAGTGGCGCATCCAGTTTGCTTCAGCAGGTCTGCCTGTGGCTTCGCCGGTCATTAACGAGGTAGAGGTAGGGATCGGCTTAGTCTACGGCATGCACGCTGAGAACCGCATCATGGTCTTCGATGACCTTCAGGAGTACCGCGAAGAAAAGACCACCTACTCGAGGGAAGTTGACGATCAGGGTGAACCTACCGAGAAGATAGAGGACAAGTCAACCTATCACCATATGGACGCCGAGCGGTACATCATGGGCTTCCTGGCCGGTTACGACTCTACACCGCAGGTAATCTGACGGGAGGTAGTGATGCCTGAGCAGTCTCCACAGCTGGTACCTTTTGAATATAAGCCCGGCTTTCGCGAGCGGCTCAAGCTCTTCTTGAAGGGTGCGCCCTTCGCTACCGGCGGCACCTCATGGGGCGGGTTTACCAACTCGTTGTGGTCACTGTTGCCCGGTACTAACTTTGACTACATGCGGGAGGTGGGTAACCTTTGGCAGAACTCTATCGTGCAGACCTGCCTCTCGTGGCAGTGTCGCACCTTCTCGGAGGCTCCGCCGGTCGTGCGGCGACAGTACCGAGACGCTTCGGGCGACCTGAAGTGGCAGATCGTCGATGACCATCCCCTCACGCGGCTTTGGCTGCGGCCCAACGACTGGTTTGACGAGACACAGCTGCAAGACGCTACGCTCCTCTCGGGCATGATGGGCGGCAACTGTTACATCGAGAAGCTGCGAGCCACAGACGGCACACTCAACGGCCTGAACTGGTTGCCTTACTGGCTGGTTGAGCCTCGCTGGGACACGGCGGGTAAGCAGTTCATCACGGCCTACGAGTACAAGCCCGGCAACGTGCCCATCTATATCGACCCTGTCAACATGATACACATCCGGTTTGGTCCGCCGGACCCAGACAACATTCGCAAGGCCTTAGGGCCCCTTGACTCGGTGTTCCGAGAGATCGCGCTTGACAATTCTAGCAGCACGATGGTAGCGTCGCTAGCGAGGAATGTAGGCGTGCCGGGCGTGGTCATCATGCCGAAGGTTGATGGCGTGAAGTGGTCTGAGGAGCGGGCGAAGGACATGAAGGCCGAATACATGGCTCGCTTCGGCGGCGACAAGATGGGCGAGCCCTACGTGCTCACCACCGCTGTAGACATGAAGAACATCGCGTGGTCACCTACCGAGATGAACCTCGAGGCCTTGCGCCGCTTGCCCGAGGCCAGGGTCTGCTCTAACCTCGGCATCGCGCCGGTGGTCCTTTACCTGCAGGTCGGGATGGATAAGAGCACCTATAACAACGTCAAAATGGCCTACGACGCTGCGTGGCACTCGAACATCATCCCTACCCAGCGGCGCATCGCCTCCGCCATTAACCGTCAGCTGCTGTGGGAGCTGGGTAACCCGAAGCGAGAGAAGTTTGGCTATGACCTGAGCCAGGTCTACTACCTGCAGCAGGACCAAACAGACCTCGCCAACCGCGTCGCGACCCTCTACAATTCTGGCATCATCATGCGGTCCCAAGCCCTCGAGATGCTCGATCTGCCGTTCACCGAAGCAGACCATATCTACAAGACCGACATCGTGGCGGCTGGTAGCGGTCAGGGTGAGCAGCCTAACCTGGGCAACAGTCGCAACCCGATGCCTTCGCTGGATGACCCGAACGATAAGCACTGGGACCTGGTAGTCAGGGACATCGCCCGGCACTTTGAACTGCCCATCGAGGAGGTCACGGGTTACGCTCGCCAGGCGCGTGCCACAGCCGCGCTTGTCTCGTAGCACGCCGCCCCAAAATACTTTTGCGTAGGGGTTGACAAGCGTATCACTCTTGTGATACGATATATCTTAGTTCACCGTAACACCTGGAGAGGAACTGCCATGCTGTTTAAGAATGTCTTCGGTGACGCACCTGCCACCCTCAAGGGCGAAGACGACAACCCAGAGGAGTGGGGGTTTCAGGGCCACGGCGCAGCTTTTGGCAACTTGGACCGAGTCGGTGATGTTATCGCGCCCGGTGCGTTTGATAAGGCGATTCCCTGGTTTAAGGATAACGGGATCATCGCTAACCAGCACCGTTGGTTTGAGCCCATCGGGGCACCCATCGAGGCTTATCAGGACGGCAAGGGACTCTTCCTGGACGCGTCTATCGCTCCTACCGCATTGGGCAAGGACGTGCGGACGCTCATGCAGAAGAAGGTCCTGAAGACCCTCTCCATCGGTTATGACGTCGAGGAGGCAGAGCCGTGGTCGGTTGACCTCCTTCGCAAGACCATCGGCGAGCAACAGTTTGCCAGCCTCACTGCACCGCAGCTGGAGAAGACCTTGCTGTGGGGCCGGCTAATCAAGACCATCTTTCCGCTCTACGAGGTATCTCCGGTGTCCATCGCCGCTAACGGCGAGGCGGGTATCACCGGTGTGAAGGGTATCTTCGACGAGTCGGTGGACAACCCCTTCGGCCTGCGTGCAGGCCTGAAGCTGCAGGACAATGAAGAGGCGGTGCGTGCTACCGTCATCGAATGCTCCAAACTGGCTAAGCGGTGGGTTGACCTCGCTATGCAGTGTGAAAAGAAGGAGGGACGACCCCTCTCGGAGGCGCGTCGAGCTCGACTACGATCCATGGTGGACTGCATTCACGAAGCTCATGGTTCGCTGAAGGGCGTGGCTACAGACCTGGAAGGCCTGTTGGCTGAGACCGCGCCAGAAGATAACGAGGGCAAGTCACTCATCACCGACACTGAGGCCGATGCGTTACTTAACCAGCACATCGCTATTCAGGCCAAGTTGTATGGCCTGAATTATTCAACTTCCAGGAGTAACTGATGGCAGAAAAGGTAGAGCTTACCGCTGAACAGAAAGCCATGTCATGGCAGGGTGTTCAGGAGCTGGTCACGGTCAAGAACACGGAGCTGAAGGACTTCCTTGCCAAGTTCGACAAGGACGGCAGGCTCGAGGGCATGACCGCTGAAGATCGCCGAGAAGCTGAGAAGCGGATGGGTGAGATCGACGCGCTCGGAGCTGACCGCGACGAGAAGCGAGCGGTTGACGAGAACTTCCGGCGGGTGCAGAAGGAGATGCGAGACAGAGGGTACACCAACAACGGTGACCCTTCGCCCTTTCCCGGTACCCCGCCACCCGCTGCGGGTCAGCAGATCCAGGCGTATAAGTCCATCGGGCAGCACTTCGTAGAGGCTGCCGAGTACCGCGAGAAGGGCGCGACCTGGCGCAAGGGCCAGACGCTCTCTATCGCGTTTGAGGACGCCGATCCCCAGCAGGTGATGGACACGCGGTATTACAAGGCTACCCTCTCTGAGGGCGCCGGGTTCCCGCCGTTTGTGCCCCGAGGTCCTCGGATCGAGATGATCCCGCAGCGCCGACCGGTCGTCGCTGACCTCATTCCCCAGGACACCACCACGGTCACGGCCATCAAGTACATGCAGCAAACGGTCTTCACCAACGCGGCCGATGTGGTTGCCGAGGGCGGCGTGAAGCCAGAGGCCGCGCTGCAGTGGGTTGAGGTGACGGTCACGATGGAGAAGATCGCCGTCCTCATCCCCATCACCGACGAGCAGCTCGCCGACGTGCCGCAGGTTCGGTCGCTGGTCGACAACCAGATGACCCTGATGATTAAGCTGAAGGAAGAGGACGAACTGCTCAACGGTTCGGGCGTCTCGCCGCACATCTTCGGCTTCTTCAACAAGCCCGGCATTCAGACCCAGGCCGCAGGCTCTGAGCCAGTGCCTGACACCATCTATCGGGCGATGACCGCCGTGCGGTGGACAGGCTACGCCGAGCCGTCGGGCGTTATCATGAACCCGACAGATTGGATGGGTATTCGCTTGCTTCGGACCGCTGACGGCCTCTACATCTGGGGTTCGCCCTCCGACGACGGGCCCGAGCGGGTGTGGGGCATGACCGTGGTTCCCACCAACGCGATGGCGCAGGGAACCATGCTCACCGGTGACTTCCCGATGTATTCGCACATCAGCCGCCGGCAAGGGATCACGATCGACGTCAGCAACTCGCACGCTGACTACTTCGGAAAGAACTTGCAGGCGATCCGAGCAGAGGAGCGGTTCTCCCTGGAGATCTACCGCGCCTCGGCTTTCTGCCAGATCACCGGAGTTCCGGCGCCTGCGCCGTAAGGGGAAACAATGGCACATCGGACACTATTGGTGGGAGGCCAGGTGGTGCCCGGGTCAGGGCAAGGTGACCCCTTGCTCTGGCACGGCGTACCTAACGCTGCAAGCGCTGGCACCGCTGCTATTTTCACGCTGCACTCGACAGCTACAGGAGGCACCATCAATGTGGCAGTTGACGGCGTAACCGTCGCCACGTTGTTTGACGCCCACCTGGGAACGGCCGCCGACCTACAGGCGGCTATCAACGCTGACCTGGGCGCAGGGTACGCTACGGTCGGCGGCGGTCCATTTGGGACCGCTGACCTCACCGTGACGTTCCCGAACACCGGAGTGCATACTGTTACGGTTGACCCTGCCAACGCGGTGGGCGGCACCGTGACCTCGACCAACTCTACAGCGGCCGTGGCCGCCGTCCCAGCGCCCTACACCAACCGGGCTGCTAAGGGCGCGCTGCTCGCTGACGTAGACAACGGCACGTTCTACGTCAACACCGGGACCCTCACAGCACCGGTGTGGACGGGAGTGACCATCCCCTAACGATGGTGCACCCTCATAGGGGCGATCCCCTCGCGGCATCGCCCCTATGAGGGTCAATCAGGATGAATACTAGGCATGCTAGGTTCATTTAGGCGTGATCTATCGGAAGAAGGGGATGAATCCCCCAGGGAGGATTGGATTAGATGATAGCAGACCGGCACATCTACGTCGACGCAACTAAGACGCGCGCGGTAGAGCAGGGTGACCCCGACGCGGTATACCTTCTCGCGGCACCGGGCCATGAGGTGGACGAGCGCGTTGTTGAGCAGTATGGTTTGACCTCGAGCGCTGAGAAGCTCGAGGACGTCATCGCGCCGAAGGACCCGGCTCACCCGCGTAACAAGGTGAACCTTCCGGGCGCGGTGCGCTTCGGCGGCAGCGACTACAAGGGCTCTGATCCGACGGCCGGCGCCCTCGCAGACCAGGGTCGTGACCACCTGGAGTTCAACGCTGGCCGCCAGCCGGTGAAGAACTCGACCCAGGCTCGCGCCGACGCCGCGACACTCGACGCTACCGGACGCGATCCCGAGACCGTTCGCAACGACAAGGCGCTCACCGGACCCGGCGAGAACAAGGCCATCACGGGTCCCGAGGAGAACAAGACCGTTACCAAGACACCGCCGGCGCCGACGACACCTACGCCTCCGGCGAGCACAGGTGCGGTGCCGGTGGTACCTTCCGCTGATAACAAGGCGGCAGCGTAATGCCCAAGTCGGCGTGGCCTACGCTCGACGACCTGAAGCAGAGGTTAAGCTCTGCGTCGATCCCCTTTGGGACCACCGCAGACGCTAACTCAGACGACGCTACACTTTCGTCTCACCTGGCTAAGGCCATCGCCGACTTTGGCAATGACACGGAGCAGCGGCCCTTCCTGAACACGGGAGGGGCCAAGCTTACCCACCGTTTTTTTGACCCGCCGGGCGCCCCGTACGCCCACGCTCACAGCTGGGCGCTGCGCGGCGGTAACCTCATCTTATCACTCGAGGCTGGACTGCTTGGGTCAGGACACTCTGCGGACGACGGTAGCTATGTCATCGTTGACCCTACGCTCTCCGTCACTGGCCTGGGCTGGACACCCGGTGTGCAGTATTGGCTGAGGCCTACCGACGCTTTTAACAAGAACAAACCTTATACCCACGTAGAGTTCTCTTATTCGCCGATGGGGTTGCCCGAGTGCATCGACATCTACGGCGCGTGGGGTTACTGTGCTATCTTAATGGACGACGTCTGGGACGGTGTCTTATCTTACGCGGCCTACCTCTGCATCCCCGAGACTGCCGCCAGGAGGACTGGTGGTACCATCCAGCGCCAGTCTGGCGTCACGATGGAGCGGTTCGCTGCAGGGCGAGGAGCTGGCGGTAACACTGGCACCTTGCCAGGTGCAGGATCTGGAGCTTGGTCTTTTGAAGCAGAGTTGTGGCAACAGTCTTACTCTATCGCGGTAGATAACAACACGCGGCGACCGATAGGCGTCTGATGACCTACGTCTTGCAGCACCCTGAACCAGTAGAGATCTACAAGGAAGGCAGGGCAGAGACCGCCTCTGGCGGTGAGGCGCTGACGAAGGTGGTCATCGCCGACACGCTAGCCGACATCACCGAGTTAAGTCTTACGAGTAACGTAGAACAGCGGTCAGAGACGCCCATCGGCGTGAGTACCACCGACCAACGCATCTTCATCTTTACCGAACCATACCCAGCAGTAAAGGTAGGACATTGGATTACGCGGGTCAATACCGGAGATGTTTACCAGGTGCTTTACCTCTTCGAGTCGACGTTTAACTTTCAGCTTCAGGCTCGCCTGAAGCGGCAGGGCGACTGATGCCATCAGTAGCATGGAACAGGTCAATTCTTACCGAGCTGCGGCGCTCTAACGTGCGCCTGCAGCGCGACCTCACGCGCGGCTGTCAGGTCATCGCAGAGCTGCTGCAGCGCTACGCTGAAGAACATCACGGCAATGTCTTTAACCCGGCTAAGACGGTCTACCCTGAGCCCGGCCAAAAGTTTGAGCGGCCCGAGGGCATCGGCTGGTTAGACGTCACCGGACGCACGCAAGCCGGCACGCACGCTTATGTCGACACGCATGATAGGGACCATATCACGGTCATCCTCACCGCCGAGACAGACTACGCTAAGTTCATCGAGTTAGCGCAGGATGGCAAGTGGGCGTGGCTCTGGCCGGCCATTCACGAGAACCGCAAGGTGATCCGTAACTTGCTGGTGCAGTTTGGGCGGCAGTCTCTCAGCATCAGGGTCCCGATCTTAGGAGACGCTCATGGCCCCTAAGCTCGCTGAGACCATCATCGCCTACACCAAGCGTAACACCGTCCTGAGCGGCGCCAACGACGGCGTCACCCTGGGCCTGTTGGGCTGGGACACCGAGTTGAACAAGCCGGCTATCTACTATGGCAGCTATAACTCGGCAGAACCCAAGTTCCTCCCAGCCATCACCTTCTTGCCCTCGGGCGAGACGCCCAACGACCTCATCTCGGATGAGTGGGAAGAGGTCGAAGCTTACGTAGACTTCAGTATCTGGTGCGCGAGTCGCGAGCCTAACGACGTGACTAACATCGAGCAACAGCTACAGGGGATGTTCCACCGCAAAGAGGTTGCGATGGTGTCAGCGCCAGCGCCGGCTTACAGTCGCGCCAGGTATGCTCGGAAGGTATCAGCCCCCGTACAATCGAGGTGGGATCCTACTCTCCGACTGTTCTTTGGCCTGTTCCGGTATTGTTTTATCGTGGCAACAGGATAGTTGTGCGTGACGTTCTTGGGCCTCAGGCCTGGAGGATACTAGTTTGATTGATGCAAACCTGAACGTCCCGGCGTCAGACGTCGTGTTCTCGACGGCGAGACTGTGGGGCAAGCTTCCGGGTTCTGGCGTGTATGACGTGCCGTTTGGCACGATGCACAACTTCCAGATCCAGGCAGCTCACACGCTGAAGGAACTGATGGACCCCGACTTCCTGACCGCTGTGGCGGTAGGAACCGAGAAGAGTGAGTACTCGGTCTCCATGCAGTACGCCCGGATCCGCAGCCGCAACCTGCTGGCCGCCTTAGGCGGTGACCTATCGACCTCAGGCGCAGGCGCAACGCTGCGCACCAACCTGGACATCGGACCGAACTCGGTAGGACCTGTAGCATTTGCCGCGCAGATCCTAAGCAGTGCAGCGGCGCAGGCGCCCATCATCGGCACCATCTACGCCCTGCTCTGCAACCAATTCACGCTCGACTTCAAGATGCGTGACTACGTCATGCCCTCGCTCTCGGCCAAGGCTTACCTGGACTCCGTGACCAACAAGGTCATGACCCTCAGCCTCGCCGGTGATGAGACCACTGATCCTGGTGCGGTGCCTGCTACACCAGTGATGACCCTCTCGGGTGACGCGACACTACACGCCATCGTGATCTCCTGGCCCGCTGTAGCCGGTGCTACCAGCTACAACATCTACCGAGGTACCGGTGCAGGTGGCCCCTTCGTCTACATCGGCAACACCACCGCGGTGAGCGCAGTTGACACCGCAGTGACTACCGGCACGACTTATTGGTACGTGATGAGTGCGGTGAGTGGCGCTGGCGAGTCTGTGACCACCGCAGCCGCTAGCTTCGTCGCACCCTAAGTAGTTAGCACCTGAGCGGGCAGTCGACCTTGATTGTCCGCTCTTCGGCCTCGGAGGAAGGCCTACACTCACACTCACAGGAGGAATGTTTTGGCAGACACGCAGACAGCAACACCGGGCATCGAGATCGTCAGGCGGCAGGACTCACCTGAGCCGCTGTTTAAGGCAGCACCCGGGTACGACATCGACGACTTCATCGAGAAGCCCCAACCCGCTTTCCTGAACGCAGGCAACATGGGTATGTCTCTTGACGCGGCGTTGGGCATGATCCCAATAGACATCGACGGTGAGCCTTACTTTGTAAAGCCGCCCAAGATCAACGCGATGAAGGAGCTGACCTACTGGCAGGAGAAATACGACGCCATCGCTGACGACGAGCGGCAGACGCCCGAGAACATGGACATGGCCCTCAAGATGGTCGCGCCCATCCTGCGCAAGCAGGTCGAAGCCTTTGGCCTCACCAAGCGCATTTACGGCAAACTGGTAGACGCTGTGGCGCTCGTCAGGGACCATACGGACGACGAGGTAGCGGATGCGTTGGCTGAACTGCTGCAGCAGGTCGCGCCCGCGGTCGGCGTCTCTGGTCGTTACCGCAAGGTGACCATAGAGGAGATCGGCGAGCACGTCGGCTTTGAGGACATCCCTCGGATCTTCCGCACCGCCTTTCCCCAGACTACACCACTCGGCTTGGCGGAGGATGCTGGCATAGACCCAAAAGCATCGGCATCTCTCACCCCGGAGACTGGGGACCCATCTACTGCCTAGTACTTGAACGGTTTCATACCCACTTCACGGACTTAACCTACTACGAGCTTAAGGCCATCCTGACCTATAACCGGAAGTTACCCGGTGCGTTGGTCACGATGGTCGAGCCTCAAAAAGAACCCACGCGACCTATCTTCGAGGAGTAGCGAGTGAGCGAGTTTGGCGGGACCAACATCGGTTCTCTCTACGCCGACGTTGACCTTGACACGCGAGGCCTCGAAGCGGGTGCGGTGCGAGCTAACGCCATCTCTACCAAGATGGCAAGTGCACTCAACGACCTGTTCCTCCGGCAGGCTGAACGAGCTGCCGAGATCCAGCGGCGTAGTAACCAACAGCTAGAGCTCATCGAGCTGCAGCATCAGCGGCGCATCGTGGCCATCCAGGTGGCCGCTGAGAACGAGAAAGCTACGCCTCGGCGTCGCGCTGACGCGCTAGCCGACGTGAGTGTCGAGACGCAGCGCCTGGTGCAGGCGCTGCGAGCTCAGCACGCCGAAGAGAACCGCTTAGAGAACGAGGCAGCACAGCGACGTCTCATCACCGCTCGTACTACCAACGCGCAGCTCAACGCCGAGGATTCTAACAGGATCCAGAGCGCTCGGCGGATGCAGCGTGAAGCTGACCGTGCTGAGGCTGCAGACAAGCGCAAGACGGTCGCGGAGGCCGCAGCGGCTGAGGCGAGGCTCTCTCGCCTACGCACCGAGATACAGGCGAAAGACGCCGCTGAAGCTCGCAAGTTTGACGCAGGCGTCTCTGCGTTGCACCGTCAGCTCATGGCTAAGGATGCGGCCGATGAGAAACACGCGGTTGACGAGCAGCTCGGCTACTGGAAGCGCTACTACGCAGAGCGAGAGCAGTTAGCGCGCGAGCAGTCAGCGGCGATGGCGGAGGACGCGCGCCGCACCGCAGCGTCAGAGCGCAGCGTTAGTAACCTCCTCGCTCAGGTCAGGGCTAAAGACGCAGCGGACCAGCGACAGTTGCTGCGTGACCACTCGTCTGCTATCGCCGAAGACGCCCGCCGCACGGCTGCGGCTAACGCTCGAGTTAGTGCCTTACAGAAGGAGCTGCGCGCTAAGGACGCTGCCCAGGAGCGGGCAGACCTGGCCGACCAAATCAACTTCGCTCGGCGCCGCAACGCTGAGAACAATAGTCAGCAAAGCAAGGACCTGGCTGACCAGATCAGCTTCGCCAGTCGGCGCAGCGCTCAGCTGAAGCGGCAGGAGGCAGCTGACCTCGCCGAGCAGATCAGTTTTGCTCGACGCCGCAACTCTCAGCAGCAAGCGCAGGAGAAGGCAGACCTCGCTGAGCAGATCAGTTTCGCTACGCGCCGTAACGCGCAGATCACCGCGCAGCAACGGCGAGAGCAGCACGCGATGGAGCGCCTGGGCGGCATGCCCGGGCAGCGGCAAGGCTTGCTTGACATCGCCGGCAATGCGAGCATGGTGGCGGGCGGCGTAGGCTTGGGCATCTTGGGCGTGGGCGTAGGGGTCGCCGACACCTTCGAGGGCCAACTGAACAAGGTGCGGCAGAACGCAGGCCTCACCAGCGCTGAGGTCGACGAGCTTCGCCAGCACATCATGCAGCTGGGCCGCGAGGTACCTCTGCCGCTTAGCAAGATCGCCGACGGTTTCAAGTCTATCCACGACCTGGGCTTCAGGGGCAAGGACGCCTATGACCTGCTAGATCGGTCCGCTAAGCTCGCTGTAGCGTCGCAGGGTGACTTCGGGACCGAGGCCGCTATCGTCGCTCGGGTCATGCAGCAGTTCCACATGCAAACCAGCGACGTTAACAAGGCGATGGCGGTCATGCAGCAGGGCATCGCTGACGGTCACACGTCATGGGATGACTACGCAAAGTCTATGAGCACCGTGATGGGCGTAGCCGGCCAGTTCCGCGTCAACTTCATGGACATGAACGCCATCATCTCTACCCTCACCCAAACGACGGGTAGTGCAGGATTGGCGCGGACTCAAGCACTCAACTTGCTGATGCGCCTGCAGAACCCTACAGCTAAGACGCGCAAAGAGCTCGACGCGATGCCCGGACAGCTGGGCGTCGACATGCGGAAGGACTTCAGCCCAGAGGGGTTGGGCTCGCAGGGCGGGGTACTGAAGGCCTTAAGCGACCTGCACACGGCTCAGCTGCAAGGTCACCCGGTCACGCAGTTCATCGCTGGGATGCGCGGTGGCGTGGGCGCGAGTATCTTGGCGGGTGACAACTTCAAGGTGCTGCAAGCCGAGGCTACCAAGCTAGAACAGGTCTTCAAGACTGGCGTCAACCCTACCCTCGCTAACTACACCATCGAGGCAGGGCGGGCCGCGTCGCAGGGCGTGCTGCTGCAGAACGCGTGGGTGCAGATCGGCGAGACCATCCGCACAGACCTCCTCCCAGTCATCGTGTCGGTAGCCGGCTACGTGCGCGATGCTGCCGCTGAGTTTTCCAAGATGCCTGAACCGGTGCGCACCACCATCATCACGCTCGCCGCGCTCACCGGCGTGACCTTGCTGGTAGGAGGTGGCTTCCTTAAGCTCGCCTCTGGCATCATCGAGTTCCGCTCTACCATGAAGTTGCTAGCGGAGATCCCCCTGGTAGCTACAGGGCTGGAGAAGCTAGCGGCCGCCAGCACCCTAGTCGGTACAGCTTTTCGCAGCGGCGGCGCCATCGCTGGCGTGACTGAGCTAACCACCGTCCTCAAGGGCGGCATCGCTGCAGCTTGCGCTTCAGCGACCTCTGCGCTCAGCGGTGTGGTGACCTTTATGCTTGGCCCCGTCGGCGTCGCGATAGCCGCGGTTGTCCTCGCGGTGGGTCTGCTAGCGGTCGCTTGGCAGAAAGACTGGGGCCGCATCCAGGAGCGCACTGCCGACACCATCCAGGCCGTCAAGAGTAACCTGTCTACCACGTGGGACAACATCAAGGGCGACCTGCGTACAGACATCGACTCGATGGGCAACAGCTGGGACGAGTTCTGGAGTGACCTACAGGGGACAGCAGATAAGAAAGGTAAGATCCTACGGACCACGGTCACAGGTAACTGGTTGAAGATGGCCTATGACCAGAAGGACGCGACCGACCGCATGGGCTACCAGATCCAAGCTTTCTGGGACAACCTCTGCGAGGTCAGCAAGGAGATGGGCACGGTCTTCGTTCAGATCTTTGACGTGATCGTTCACGGTATACTGGACACGTTTAGCTTCCTGGGCAGGATGGGTGCTAACCTCATCATCGGCATCAAGGCGTACGCTCAGGGTAACATGAACCCCCAGTACTTGAATACCGACGTAGGCACTGGCGGAGCCACCGACATCTTCAAGGGGTCGGAAGACGCTATAGCAGCGTTGAGAGCTCCGTTCAAGAACAGGTTCCAGAGCGGCCTCAGCGAGTATCGGTCAGAGTATGACCGCGCTCACACGCCACAGCCAGTAGATAATACGCCGTCCAACCGCAACATGAACCGCGACCATAACGCGCCTACGGTAGAACCTGCGAGCAGCGATAGTGGCGCAGGCAAGGGCGGCAAGGGCGTTGAGGTCGTCGACAACGTAGGTAGCGGTCTCTCTACGGTAGCGCGGCGCGGCATCACCGACACCGACGTCGTGCTTCGCATCGCTAAGGACCAGATCAAGATAGCGAAGGCCGCGATGGACCTACACACGGATGCTAACCTTCGCAAGTATAACGGGTTCTGTCAACAGCTGCAAGAAGCCACGCTCAACGTCGCCGACTCGACAGCTAAGAAGCTCATAGACAGGATCGCCTCGGCCCACGGGTCGGCTGCTGAGCGGATGCACGCACTGATGGCCCACCGCACAGAGTTGGCCGCTCACGGCATAGATGTAGGTACGGTCGGCGAATTGGGCATCCAGAAGGGCGACTTCATCTACAGCGACCGCATGGGTTACAATAAGCGAAAGCATCGCTACGACGGCCACGTGATGACTGCAGTTAGCGGCAAGACGTCTGCTCTCGCCAGCAACGCGCAGCGTGATGCTACCACAGCGGAGAAGGAACAGGATAGGATCGACGGGCTCATCGACGACGCACGCGAGAAGTATTACGAGACCGTGCAGCAGGGGTGGCAGAACCAACTGCGTGACATCACCAAGAAGCGAGACGAGCTACTCTCGGAGCATAACCCTCAACTCACCCGCCTAGCGCTAGAGTCCTATAACGCGCAGTACAAGAAGATCATGTCCGAGCATCACAAGGACCTGCTCGCTAAGGCTCAGGAGCGAGAGTCTGACCTCAGCGAGGCACAGCTCGGCATGCACGAGGCGCAGGCACAGAACTACACAGGCTTTCAACAGGTCACCGCAGACCACCGCACCGCGCTGGGCCGCATCCGCGCTCAGGGCGGTCAGGCCTTCGCGGCGGCCGCGACCAAGTACGGGCCTCACTCCGATGCGGCCCTCGCCCAGTTGGCCGCCACGCACGCCCAGATTACCGCTGAGAACAATAAGTACGCCGCGCAGCAGTTGCACGAGCAGGAGCGCCAGAACTCGCAGAGGTACGCTAACTACCAGGAAGACTCGGACACCTACCTACGCTTCTTGCGGCTAAACCAGCGACACTACATGGAGTGGCAAGCTGAGTACTGGCAGAACCTTCAACTCACGCGCGAGGTAGAGCTGCAGTCTATCCAGACACGGCTGACCTTGCAGCAAATTACGCCAGGCGCGGCGTTTACCGCACTCAGTAATACCACCAATGGCCGGCAGGGCGCGGACCTCGAGAAGGGCCTAGACGACGTGAGTACAGGCGCGTCGGCCATCGTCGAGAACATGCGCCGAGGCATGACAGCCGGTACTACTACCGCCGCTGCGGTCCGTCAACAGCTTGAGCAGATCGTGGCCTTCTTCAGGGAAGCTGGGCCCCTTGGCGAGACTTACATGACCGAGTGGACCCGGCAACTGCAAGACTTTGACGAGAGCCTCAGCAGTGCTAACGAGAAGTTGAAGGTCATCGGCGAGGACCAGCGCCTCACCGACCTGGGCAAGCGCTTGGCCGATGCCAAGCACAGCGCAGACCCGAACGACCAGCTCAAGGCCTACGCTGACCTGGAGTCTTACGCTCGAGATGCGATAGAGACCTCGCGCACCAGCTTTGAAGACCACCTTATCACCACCGCTCAGTATACCGCTGAGCTGCAGAAACTGATGGACATCTTCGCCAAGCTGGGTCCGGTCGGGCAGGATGAGGTCGCTAAGATCGTTAAGGTGATGGACGCGCTGGCTAAGTCTACCGCCGAAGGTAACAGGACAGCCAACAACCTGTTCGCTAGCTTTGGCGTCAACCTGGCTAAGGCCATCGGCGGTCCTGCCGCAGACCTCGCTGAAAAGCTACAGCAGATCAACGCTACCAAGGCCAACGCACTGGCGCAGCTTGACCAGACATATAACGCCCTGCCGAAGGAACAACGAGATGACCCGAAGGTGCAGGCAGCGGTCGCCACTGCTCGCCGCAACATCGGTCAGACCGCTAACGTAGACACGACCAACGCGCGAGACGCCTCGGCCAGGGCGCAGCGTAACATCGTAGATCAGAATGAGGAGTACTATCGGCAGCAGCAGCTCATCAGCCTGAAGAGTTACGAAGCGTACTACGCCGCTCGCACTGCTGAGGCAGCCAAGGCGTTGGCTGCCGAGCGTAACCTCAACAGCCAGCACTACGATGACCTACTCAAGACGTACCGCGACTACGCTGACAAGTACCATAGGATCGTGGAAGAGGTCACGGCCAAGCAGGAGAAACAACTCTCCCCAGTCACGCGAGACGTGGAGAGTGGCGTGGACGCTGGCTTAGGTCGGCTGCGAGATGGCCTAGCTAAGCAGGGCGTCATAGGCAAGATGCTCGGCGACCTGCTGCACGACACCATCTACGACAGCTTCAAGACAGGCTTTGAGAAGTCCATCCACGACAGCCTCTTCAAGAAGAACCTGGGAGGCGTGTTGAGCAACCTGGGTGCACCCGGCGGCAAGAAGGCCGACGCTACAGACCAGGTAGCCAAGCAGATCAGCGACGCTGCTAAGGCCAGCTCGGCTGCAGCAACGAGGCACATGATAGCAGCGACCACGCATCAGGTCGCCGCGGTCACCCACAGCGCCGCTGCAGCTACGCATCAGGTAGCTGCGACGACAGGTGTAGCCGCTAGTACAGGCTTAGAAGGTGCAAGTATACAATTAGACGGCGCCGCTCTCTCTCTAAAGGCTGGTGGACTTGGTGGTGCTGCTGGCGGTGTCGCTGGCGCCACTGGAGGTGTTGGAGGTGCAGGAGGACTCTTAGGGCTTACTGGGCCTTGGGGTATCGTCGCTGGTGTTGGGTTAGGGTTGTTAGGTGGTTTACTCGGCGGAGGTGGTGGTACGTCGTCACCGCGTGCGCCTGTGGTTGACCGTCCCACCGGGAATACCACGATCCATCAAGACCTCAGAGGAGCTTTCCTCCCAGACCACCGCTCCATCGAGCACCTCGCAGAGATGGTAGGTAGCAAGGTCAGAGAACAGAAGGCCGTGCGGAACAGCACTAAGTAGGAGGCACATGCAATTCGGTACCTATACATTTCCCCTGGGCTGGGGCTGCACCGAAGATAACGACGAGCAAGAGGTACCCATGCAACAGACCGCGCGCCGTGACGGTGCGGCCTGGTTGCCTGGGCGCCGTAAGGCTCGCGTGTGGACGCTCGACGGCGGTTTCGTGCGCGGCTGGGCCGGTACAGCTAACACAGACAACGGCGTGAGGGACCAGATTGACGCCCTGAAAGCGGCTCTACTCAGCGGGCCCAGCAACTTTTACATCGACCCAGACCGTTACTTCCGCCTGGTACAACTACAAGCCATCCCTACCAAGGAGGATAAAGCGCATCGCCGATACGCTTTCTTTACCTGTAAGGCGGTGGGCCCCGACCCCTTCGCCTACTCGACAACGGTTACCACCACCCCAGAGATCGTGGCAGCTGGGAATACCTACAATTACTTGGGCACCTTAGGTAACGCCTACGCGCAGCCTACCTGGTATATCGAAGCGACCGCCGCGCTTAACACGGCCTTCGACTGGACCTTCACCAACACAACCACCGGTGAGGTGGTGCACCTCTTCGGCACGTGGCCTGTGGCGGGAGCCGGTTACTTCATCGTCGATAGCTTAAACTTCACGGTGCAGTTTGCGCCCTCGCTCGGAGGCACCCTCGGACCGGCTGACGCTGATCCTGCCAACATAACTAGCGTCTTTAATTCCTTTGAGGGTCAGTTTCCCCGCCTCAACCCGGGTGTCAACAACTTTACCTTAGCCCACACCGGCATCGCTCCCGGAGGTGCCTGGGCCGTCTTTGCCGGCAGATATTTCTAATTAAGTTTCTCCCCTATGATCTCATCACCTACATCTCAATAGATTGGATAGTGCAGCATGACGGTAGTTCAGAGTATCCAGAAGTTCCTTGCGCAGCAGTTGGGTACCGTGATCTCGGTGCCTGATACCCAAGACGCTATCGTGCGACTGGTCAGCCACGAGGGCAACACTGCATTGCGAGCACGGTTTGCTGCGGTGGCGCCGGCTGCCAAAGCGCGACTCATCCATGACGGCTGGTTCTACCTTCCCAGCAACAGGGCGCCTGAGGGCGAGTTTCACACCGCCATCGCGTCGTGCGCTTACTTCCTGTTTGAGTATACCTTAGACTTTGAGGGCGATAACCTGGCCGCAGGCGCGCTGCAAGGCTACTGCCTACAGGGACTCTTGGCGCAGGTACCCGCCGTGATGACCCAAGTGAAGGGCGGCGAAGATGCGCTGCTCACCGCCGTAGGTAATACACTCGCTGACATCCTCTGCCCTGCTGGGTAGGAGTAACACATGGCCGACCTCGCAGGACGCGAGTTTGACGTAAGACTATACACCCCGCCTACCATACTGGCACCTGTCGTCTCGGCCGCCACTGCCGGTATCGGCAACAGGTTCACTAACAACTGGATGGCAGACGGTAATATAGCGCCAGACGGCTCGTGGGCCACCGTGACCTTTTCGCCACCCACGGGCCACGCCGTACAGGCCGCTACGCTCGTGCTGTCGCTGCAGTTTGCGGGCCCGGGCTCGTACGCAGGTTCACTGACCACAAACATCAGGTATGATGGCACGCCCGTCGGCGCCACAGGCGCAGATGAACTGACCCCAGGGCTGGCGTGGAGCACCAGTCCTACCCTGGTCTCGATCCCGCTGTCGGTAGGTCACCTGGCGATCTTGAACGACTACGCCACCTCTAACCCCACGCCTACCACGCCGCTTTACATGGTGTTAGAGGCGCCTACCTCTACCCCGACTACCGTTGTCGCGGCCTCACTGCACATCACCTTCGTGCAGGATAAGTGGGTGCGTGAAGCACTGCCGGACTTTGAGTTGACCAGCCTCGACTTTGAGGTGCTGGAGCGGGGCGGGTTTGGTAGCGGGCACGTGGGGCTCACCACGGCCTGGGAGAACCAACAGCTCAAGGGCACCGAGCGTGTCGACATCTGGGACGGCGCAGGCGCTAACCTCCTCTACCGCGGCGACGTGCGCCTGCCCGAGTCTCACCTCGAGGTAGAAGAGACCAAGGACCTAGCACTTTACGGCAGAGTCTCTGCTTCAGGTGACTGGAACGTAGGTCGTCGGTATGTTTACCCGCTCCTGACAGACTTGGCAGATGTAGCGGCAGACCTCTTTACTGACATCGTGTCCGTGTTTGACCCTACGGCTGTCTCAGACCTGCAAGCTACAGGCGCGTTTGTGCAGCCGGGTGAGGTGCTAGACTGGACGTCGACCAGCTTGGCCAGCGCGATGGACAGCCTGATAGAGCGGGCGCCTGACCAGGCTATCTGGGGTTGGGATACCGCAGCTGACCCCAGCGGAGGTCTGGTACCGGTTAACCAGCTCTACGTGCGGCCCAGGGCCCAGGCTAACAAGTATAACTACAGCGTGGGCGACACCATTCAGGCCTTGGTTTACCCTGTAGATGCTACCCAGATAGTGAACACGCTGCACATCACGGGCGGGCCCGCGCTGCAGCCTAACCTGTGTAACAACGGCGGGTTTGAAAACTTGGTAGCGCCCGACGAGCATCACGGCAACCTGCTCTTAGACGGAGACTTCGAGAAGAGCTGGTTTCGCTACACGCACTTCTTAGGTGTAGTGACTGGCGGCGCGCCAGTGAACCCTTACTGGACACTAGTCAGCGGCGCGACGCTCGTCGACACAGGCCACAACGGCACTGCGCTTACGTTCTTTGGACACCCTGTCGGCGGAGGTGAAGGTGGCGGCTCTACCCTCGCTAACGACGGCAACTGGTGGGTTTCACTTGACAGCAACGGTGAAGCCGTAGAGCAGACCGTTACAGTTGACCACACGAAGATCCTGCGGGCCGCAGCGTGGACACGCCGAGGCAAGGATAACAATCCAGCTACCGTCAACCTCTTCTTAGACGCGCTCGACGCTAGCGGCGCTGTCTTAGGTACCATCGGTCACCCGGCCAACCCCATCGACCCAGGCATGTTGCCCACCTCACTGGCTGACACGCTCTACCAACGCGTGGTGTGGGACGCTGACTTTACGGGTGGCACCTACGCTACCTGCACCAAGGTCCGGCTCAGGATCGTAGGCGCTTCAGGTACCGGGGCCGACGACGGAGTCTTAGTTGACACCTGTGGCGTGTGGTACCGCGACTTTCCCGTGCAGGCAGCGTGGATCGTGTCACAGGGCGACGGCAACTCTCAACCCTCAGCTCCGGTAAGTCCTACTCCCTCAGTCTACTGGGCGCAGAAAGCTACCACACCCGGCGATGCTACCGCAGCGCTGAAAGGTGGGTACTGCGTGAAGTTGACCGGCGCTCCGGTCAGCGGCAGCTGGGTAGAGTTGCAGCAGGAGCTGTTTGCCAAGTTTACAGGCAAGCGGTTTCACACCTACACCGTGATGTTTCAGTTCAAGACGGGCGGCGGTAACCTGCAGGTAACGGCCGGAGCTTACGGTTACAACTCTGATGGGAGCTTGTGGGCCGTGCTTGAGGGCGACCCTTTCTTAGAGGGCAGCGACGGGAACTGGCACACGGCCTTCGCTACCATCTCTATCCAAGACGCTGACGCAGACATGCAGCCATTCATCCGGCTCTACACCGCAGGCACCCTATACATCGACAACGTGATGGTGGTCGAGGGTCCGCCGCCTGTCGAGTGCACCGAGCTGGGAGACTTCAACTTCTGGGAGGGTAGCAACTACGAGTGGTACGTTAACACAAACAATAGCAGCTTGACCTTACCGGCATTGGCAGCGGCGTCCATCGCTACATTCGGCGTACGAAGTACGCAGGTTGACCAACCCTTAGCGCTAGACCGCGCCTCGAGCGTAGCCTTCGCCGAGGGCTACTTTCAAGCTAACGCAGTAGCGCGCTGCCAGGGGCGCATCACCCTCGTGAACGACCCTTCACCGGTGGGCCTCGACGGTCTAGTCCGCATCCACAACTTTCCAGGCGCGGCGTCAGGTGCTCCCCCAGCAGACCAGCCGCTGGTGCCGGTGCGCGTGCGGTGGCAATACTCAGCCGCCGGCATGGTCTGCGACATCGACATTAACAACGACCGCCCCAGTCTAGCGGCTCTCTTCCTGCAAGAGAACAACAGCCAGAATAGTTCGGCGGCTCAACTCAGGCTAGGCCAGTTGGCACAGCAGAACAGTAACTCGGGCAGCGGACCAGCTAACAATCAGGGCGGCGCTTACTCTACGGGGTCGGCAATCAGCGGCAACACCGCGCTGCTCTCGGGCGACCCCCAGTCCATCCAAGCGCAGACATTCTTCAAGACGCCCACCGGCACCGACGAAGTAATCCTGGGGGTGCAGCGGGAGGCGTCGGGCCAGACCTCTGACCTGATGGAGTTCTACGATGAGACCGGATCAGTTCTCGCCAAGGTACTGCCGTCCGGTGGTTTTGCTGGCCCTACCTTACAGCCAACTGGCTTGCCTGGCGCAGTAGCTGCTGCGCGGTTCGTGGGAGCTACAGTAGGAGGCGCGCCCACTACAGGCACCTTTGCTGTAGGTGATGTGGTCGTTGACCAGACAGGAGCGCTCTGGGTCTGCACGGTAGCAGGCACTCCCGGCACCTGGATCTCAGGCTTAACCAACCCTATGGCTGCTCAGGACGACCTCATCGTAGGCGGAGTAGGCGGTGTGCCTACTGCCTTAGGTCCAGGTGCGCCGGGCGACGTGCTGACGGTCGACCTGGTATCTGGGCACGTTGTGTGGGACGTGCCCTCGAGCGGGTTTACCAACCCCATGACTGCGCCCGGTGACCTCATCGTGGGTGGAGTGGCTGGTGCGCCGGGTAGACTCGCCGCAGGCACGGTAGGCCAACTCCTAAGCGTATCTAGCAGTGGGGCGCCGGCCTGGGGTGTGGCCTCAGTGACTCTGCCCACCGACGTCACTGGGTTTGCTACGCCCTCAGCGTGGTATGACGCGCAGCAGCAAACAGGTTTAGCCGATGGCGCGTCTGTCACACTCATGACTGACAGGGGCAGCGGTGCGAGAAACCTCGCACCCGGCGGGTCGGCTTGCACATACCGAACTTCAGGCTTCAACTCTAAGCCCACCTACGAGTTCAACGGCACCAACCAGTGGTATAGCGCTGCAGGTAATAGCCTGGGTGACGCTAGCGGCGTGGCCGGCCCCTTCACGATGTGGGCGGTCTATTACCCTTCAGCAGGGCTGCCCTCACAGTTTCAAAGTATCTTTGCCGCTGGCTCTACTGCTGAAGCGAACAGTACCTATGGTTCGCTCTTCATTGGCAACACTAACCTCTGGGCCTACGCTAACGCCGGCACCGACGTGGCCAGCAACGCTAAGATCATCTCTACTACCTTTGGCAAGCAAGCCCAGGTCTTCCGAGTGACCTACGACGGTAGCACGCTCTTTCTGCACGTCAACGGCATGGCCGCAGGCTACGGGGTGCCTACCTGCAACATCGCCACTGGCGGCACCACGTTCTTAGGTAACAACGCCTACTCTCAGTTTCTCAAGGGCCGTCTAGGCGAGACGGGCATCATCAACCGCGCTTTACTGGGCGCAGAGGGTGAAGCGTTTGACCAGATGCTCATGCGGAAGTGGGGCATCGACACTTACGCACTGGCGGGCATCCCCAACCCTATGAGCGCCGCGGGTGACATCGTTGTAGGCGGCGCCGGCGGGTCACCCACCAAGCTTACCGCAGGCGCCAGTCGCTCGGTGCTTAACACCATCAGCGGTACTCCAGCGTGGCTAGTGCCTGGCAAGGGGCCAAAGGAGGTCTCTATCACCAGCGGCCTGGTCGGCCAGTGGCGAGCCTCGGACGGGGTCGGCACGCAGGCGGACGGCAGCAAGATCGTCAAGCCCCTGGTAGACCAGCTCGGCCACTCTAATATGAAGATGTTCGGCTTCTCGGTAGCACCCATCTGGTATGAACGGCGCTTGAACGGGGTCGCCGGCGTGGCCATGGACGGCAACACCTTCCTATCCGCCGACTACAACTCTATCTGGGACTTTGAGCGAACAGACCCATTTTCGTGGTACGTGGTCTTTCGGCCCATGTCACTGGGGAGCTTGAACTGGATCATTGCACACGAGGCCAACAGCGGAAACTTCGCTGGATGGTATGGCTTCATCAACTCCACCGGGACGCTCTCGGCTCGCATGGACTCAACCAGTACCAGTGCGATCGGCTTTACTGGCACCACCGTCTGCACGGTAGGGACTCCCTATGTCTTTGCCTTCAAGAGCACGGGGACCAGCACCGCGGCTGGCTGTAGTATCTGGCTGAACGGGGTCAAGGAAACAGTCTCCAGCGTGGCACAGGACAACCTTACTACCAGCATCAAGAACGCGTCGCCCCTCTGCCTCGGCTGCAGGCGAGACGCAGCCAACTCAGGCGCCCTCATGTTCCCCACCGACATCATGGAGGCGGGCGTCTACGCCGGCGCCGTCAGCGACCCCGACATGCTGACACTCGCCAATGACCTGCGGACCAAGTATAGTTTCTAACTACAGGCAAGTAGGCCAGCCGATGTAAGCTTTCAGTTCGGTGTTGTACTGCAGCTCAAACGAGTCCATGTCACATAGCCGCATCCCCAGGGGCATGAGGTTAGTGCTGTTAGGCACCCGATAAGCCCTGACCACAGCGTTAGCTTGCCAGTAAAATACGGCCAGCGCGATGGCCCCAGTGTTAGCGAAGACTCGCAGCCACTGCTGTTGGTGTGGCTCAAAGAGGTCCCAGGGCATGTAGCCCTCGGTGGTAAGGCTAGACCTGATGACCTTAGCCTCCAAAGCCACCCCCAGTCCCCTCGCCGAACACCCGCCGATGTCGAAGGGCTTGCGCCCTCCGGCATCGTCGCGGATGCGGTAAAGCGGCCAGCCGCAGCGCAGCGCACCCGCTACTAGGGGCGGGTAGAGGCTGGCCTCCTTCACGTCAGGCTCACGTTAGTGCTGAGCTCGACGTGCATGATGTTCCTCGACGAGACCACCAGCGTCTTTTGAGGTCCCAGCGTGATGATGAGGAAGTCACCCTCGGCGGTTATCACGTCGTGGAAGTAGAGCGGGTCACAGACGCCGTCAAAGTCACTGCGCCGCTCGTTGGTGTAACGAACGTGGACCATGAACCTCATAGACTCAGCAGTATGCGCGCGGTTGACGGTCTTGACCTGGGCCTCGCTGAGCGGTGGTTCGGGCACCTGAGCGCTGGGCGTAGGTGCAGCTACAGTCGGGAGTGAAGGCATTATCGTAGTCTCTCTTTCCAGTTCCACCTGATGAGGTTACACCACTTTCGCCAGAACGTGTGCTCTGCCTCGAGTGGCGAGTAAAAGTTACGCCAGTGGTTCACGTTCATGCCGGCGATGCCGCTCACGATGATGTGGCTGAGCAGGTCATCGAGGATCTGTCCGGCGCCGACCTTCACCTGTTCCCAGGTCCAGAGGTTGGGCAACTCTGGCGGGATGCGTAGTTGAGGGATCTCGACATCTACCCAACGCTCTTGGCCGATGTGCGCCAGCTGCACCGGGTTATTGTCATAGCTGTGAAGTGACCCCGCGATGTGGGTATAAGTGCCTACCTGCATGTTCAGTAAGCTCGCCATCGTGCACTGGATGGCGCAGAAGGCCGCGACATCGTAGGGCAGGCCCAGCTTGATGTCGTTCGACCGCATGTTCACCACTAGGCTTAAGCCTTGCGACCCCTTGAGAAACTGCATGCTGAGGGTGCAGGGTACATCGAGTGAAGGCGCCGGCAGGCCAGGTGACCAGATAGTAGCCACCGCTTGCCGTGAGTCTGGGTCACGCTTGAGCAGTGCGTGGATGTCTCCCAGCGAATGCGCTAGCCGCGGACCATAGGCCCCGTCAAATGTGCCGGTGACCGGGTTAACGAACTTCTTCATCTCGCTGTTGACCGCGATGAGTAGCTCTGCGTGCTTGCGGTCACCGCCGTGGCCAGCCATATACTGCAGTGTCTCTACTGCCCAGAAGCGATAGTTAAGCCTGCGTGACGCGCCGGAGTATAGCCCTAGTTCGGCTGACGACAGGTGAAAGATGCCGGGCCGCACCTCCTTACACGGCAGGTTGCGAGGCTTGAACGGTTCGCCCCACCTATCAACAAACTCGACAAGCCGCGGGTAGAGTTCTGCCATCGACTCGCAACTTACCGTAGATAAACCCCACATTGTTTTAACCTCCCAGGTCGCCGGCGAAGAAGTCGATGTGCGTGAGCTGCACCACCTCGATAAGGTGTGGGTTGTCATCCAGGAACGCGTCTCGATCAGGGTCGACGTACTCTCGACAGTAGTAGAGGCGCATGACCCCCAGCGTGATGGCTGCTTTCAAGCAGGTTAAGCACGACTGGTCGGTGCAGTACAGGGTGTCAGCTTCGCCTGTGCGGGAGAGCAGGGCATTGAGCTCTGCGTGTATTGTGCGGATGCAGTGAGGTTTGGGACGGTCATGTGCTAGCAAGCAACCTGCGTCTTCGCAGTGGGGTGTGCCTGGCAGCGAGCCATTGTAGCCAGTAGCCACGATCTTGTTGCGGTAGGTGAGTACCGCGCCTACCTTGCGCCGCGGGCAGGTCGACCGAGCGGAGGCTAACCACGCGATCTTCATAAAGTACTGTGAGGTACAGATCCTGCTCATCATCCCTCCTTAGGGAAAAGCATCAGGCGCGCCCGCCACGGCGCGCCTGACTACCTCCAGATGATCTAATCGAATGAAAGCGGGAGAATTATGCCGCTGTTTCTGCCGCCTTCTTGTTAGATTTGGTGGGAGCAGCAGGTGCCGCCGGTGTAGGAGCGGTCCTGGGGAAAATGGCCAACTCCATCCGAGAGACCTCGGGCGTGGCGCCCTCGGCGGCCGGCTCGGTGATGATGAAGCCGTAGATGTCGGTCCCATTCACCTCATCCTCAGAGCCCTGCTGACGACTCAGCCGGCTCTTGAGGCCCTGCAGCTTGGCGCCGCGAGCTCGGGCCTTTTTCGCCTCTTCACGGATGGTCTGCAGCAGCGGGCGATAGGACCCCGAGGGGTCGCCGAAGCTGCTTTGCCCGTTCTTGGTCACCTTGATGCGGTAGTCGCTGGGCGACAGCACCGACTTGCGGACCGTGCGCGTGGGCTTAACCACCGCTCCCTCAGCGGGCTGTGCTGGCTCAGCCGGTTGTATGGCATCTAGGGCTACTGTCTGTGTATCAGTCACGATGTTCCTCCTACTCCAGCTGGGCTACACCATTGTAACCTCAGCATCATGCTACATTACCATTATAATGGGAAGAGCATGAATTGTCAACCGAGCTAGACTTTTTGTTCTAATCTCTTGATAGAGAGCTCTCGCAGCCGCTGCACCTCAGCGTCTGACAAGACGCAGTTAGAGCCCTCGTTTTTCTTCCACTGCGAAGCGTGGTCAATGAGTTGCTGAGCTATGCCCACCCAGAAGCTCTTGACCAGCTCGCCCTGCAGGTCAAAGAAGGTCAGCGCGTCTGCTTCGCCGTGTTGCCTGGCTAATTTCTCTGCGAGGTTGTGCACGTGCGGCGTGCCCTCGTAGAGGGCGCACGCTAGCTCCTCCACGTCCAACTTGTCAGTGCGCGGCTTCGCTGCCAACCTTACCGCTATAGAGTTGTCTAACACTATTACCTCCTTCACACCCTCAGTCTTTGAGGCCCATGACCTCGCGCATCCTGGTGGCTGCCCACCAAGCGTTGTTTACCGGGATCCCCTGCGCTATCAAGTGGGGAAATAACCGGTGAAACTTCCAGCTGTCCGGGTACCCCATGAGCCTGGCCATCTCGCGCATGGTTAAGAAGCGATGGTCGATGGGGTGGATGTACTTGTAAGAGCCGATGATGGTAGCGCCAGCCTCGTGCCAAGGGATGATGTAGGGGCGGTGGCACTGCATGCCGCCAAACTCTCGAGGACAGTCTTCCCAGATGAGCTGTTCTACCTGCAGCAGCTCTCGCTGCGCCACCCTGTCGCCGTTGTCGGCTCGCTCCTGGATCTTGCGGCGGTCCTTCGGCGTCAGAAACCTGCTGCTCAGTCGACCGATGTTCTGCTTCACAAGCGCGTTGAGTTCAACCGTCTTGATAGGCTCGTACCAGTGCTGCGTGACTACTTCGCCGGTCGTGGACCACACGGGATCTGGTGAGGGATCGACACCTACCAAGTTTGCCAGGTATGGTCCCACTGGGCAGAGGCTCCTATCCCTACTGGAGGGTAGGTCGTCGAGTGGGATCAGCTCGGGGTGCTTGGGCACATCGAGGGACGCGCACAAAAAAGCGCGGCGGCGGATCTGCGGCGTGTGGATCTGGTAAGAGTACATTATCCACGTCCACCAGTAATAGTCATGCTGGTCCAGCACATCGGTCAGGTCTGTGAGCAGGCAACCTACTCGCTCGGTGGCCAGCTGGAATGCGTTCTCCATCAGGATCATCCGTGGACGCGCTTTCACCACCATTCGTATCCACTGCCGCATACAGTTGTTAGTAGGCGACGAGAGGCGAGAGGCGGTCATAGCCGACAACCCGCCGCAGGGCGGGTTGCCATAGATGAGGTCGACCCCGCTCGCGACGCGAGCGAGGTGGTCTGAGGTATGGTCAAGTTCAAACACCTGGTGTCTCAGCTCGGGTCTGTTAAGGTCCCAAGTTGCAGCGTTCTTTGAGTATCCCGGCGTCTCCCAGACGGCCTTCAGGTCGAAGCCAGCGGCCTCGACCCCGAGCGACATCGATCCGGCACCGATTAGGTAAGCAATGGCGTCCACAGTTGTCCTTTAGCTTGAGAGTTGCGCTGACGCTATATCAGCGGAGGTGCTTGTTTGTCACAGTAAGGCTCGAGCGCCTGTTTTAGCTGCCCGGCCCAATCGTGGAACTCGCCGTGCTTAAACCGGCGAGCGTACTGGGGATGCGTCAGGTGGTACACCTGCCAGGGGCCCGCTACGTCGCGCATCGCGCTGCGCGCCTGGGTGCCCAGGCAGATGACCCGCGACGGGTTGAGGTTAGCGATGGTCACCTCCAGGTCGTACGCTGACGCGAAGACGTTCACGTTGGTGATGTAGCCCAACCACCACCGGAGGTAGATCGCGTCGATGGCCTTCCACAACCACTCCGACGAGGGACCTCGGTCGAAGGGCCCGCCGGGTAAGTCGTCCTTCGTGTCGGTGATGCTCGCAGCCTCCCCCAGGATCACGAACTGGGGTGAGGTATTACCCCAGCCGATCCGCGCCGGCGGCAGGTAGGAGATGGCCTTTGCGATCGTTACCTGTCGCTCGACAATCTGTCGCAGCGTCTGTGTAGGCTTGCCGTCAGTGAGGTTGATGAGCTGCGGCAGCTTGTACCTCTCACACCACAGGTGCGAGCTGTACATTCGCCCCGGCCTCAGGAGGGAGTCGTAGAGGTCGACGAGGGCCGGCACCTGGGCAAAGTCAGGCTCGTCAGGTGTCCAGCGCTCCCTCATACGCTCTACCGAGTCGTGTAGGTAGATGACCTGCGTGCCGTAGGTCAAGAGCATGAGCTCAATCATGCGCCACTCGTGCGGCGTGAGGTGTACCTCGTCTCGGTAAGCGTAGCCATAGGCGATCTGACTCCAGTGCGCGCGGTCCAGGATGGTCTGGGGCCGGGCATTCTCGAGCATCCAGCCAAAATAGCTGAACGGCTTCACCGGAGGCTTTATCTGGTGCCGGTACACCCAGCCGGGCATCAGGGCTCGCAGCGCACTGCACACCACGCCCTTGCCACACTTGTCGATGCCCTCAACTAAGATCATGTCCTGCCTCCTTGTTACGCGCGGTCGGACCACTGCGGAAGCTTCGCCGCTAGCAGTAGGTCCTTGTAGGGGTTGAAGTGCCAGGGTCCTCGGATGGGCCCCTCCATCAGTCGCTTTCCTGCCTCATAGAGCGACATGGAGTACCGCTCGTGCGATGTGTAGTAGCTAAGCGCCGCACGCTGATACTCAAAATACTCTCGCCAGAGATCCGGGTGCCGCACCAGGATGTCTAGTTTCTCGCGCACCTGGTCGCCGTTCACGACCATAAACCACTCTCCCAGCAAGGCCGTGGCTATCTGCAACTTGGCGTCGCAGAAGGCGATAGCCCCGCCCCTCACGATCTCTGAGAGGCGGCCGGTGATAAGCTGGATCTTGTAGGCGTCAAACCGAGCGATGTTCAGTCCGGCGCCGTGTTGATAGTAGAGTTGCTCGAGGTTAAAGTCCTTGTTAGGCACGAAGGGCCCGTGGACCACTCCCCCAGCAGCACCAAACGTGCCGATGAAGTCGTCCTTGATGCGGCCGTAGTGATGCATCCGCTCGTTAGTAAAGAACTGGAGCATGGTGTCACGTCGTCGGTAGTCGTTGCCGACGTACGCGCACTCCAGGTAATCGTGGTCAAGCGACTGGGGTAGCTGGCGGTACGACAGCTGGGGGATGATGGTCACCACCTGCTGAGCGTAGCGACGGCCAAAGTGATAGGTCGCCACCACGATCCGCTCTTGCCAGTTTGGCAACCACTTCTTGATCTTCGAGATGGTGGTGCCAGCGGTAAGGTCTTGGTCGATGACGATGAGCCCCAGGTTGGGGTTCTTCTCCCAGCAAGAGCGCGCTACCTCGTTGACGCCGTAGGCCCCACCCATCTGGCCGGTAGCTTCGACGATCAGGATGTCAAGCTCTGGGTAGTCGTACTTGAAGAGCTCCTTCGGAGGTCGGTTCTCGCTGAGCCAGATGTGGCGGTTAGTGGTGGGTGCGGTGTTGACATACCGCATCATCTTTTGGAAGTTGTCGCCGTAGTGCACCACAGACGCGTGCACCTCGAGCTCATCTGGCTCGGCGGTAGCTGGGTTGGGAATGTGACAGTCCGGCACCAGGCACTTGAGGGGCATCCAGTGGACCGGCTCGCCGGTCCACTTGCGCAGGTCAAGCATCGCCGGATAGTACTGGTCACACGAGCCGATGGGCGCGATGAGGTCGCGCCGTAACGAAGTATAGCCGGTCCACCCTATCCTCACCTTAATAGTCTCCTGACTCAGAGCGGCCGTGGTTTATCGAGTTCTTGGCCACGTATTCGTTGTAGATAGTGTCGGCGTCCATGTTCAACAGCATGAAGATGTTCACCAAGAAGTGCAAGATGTCGATGGCTTCGTCGCGGATCTCGTCGATGTGCTCACGACTGCCCACTACGAAGGTAGGGTTACCCTTGTCCACCTTGTTGCCCAGCGACCTGCTCCAATGCTTCCAGGCGAACCAGTCTTCCAACTCTACCACCTCGTGCATGATGGGCCGCGTATGCTTGAGCACCTCGTTCTGCAGGTCTGTTAATTCACCCGGGGTAAGGGGTACCTCTTCATCACTGCTGCAGTCGATGGTGTCCCAGTCAGTGACGTTGGTCGGTTGACCGAGCTTTACTTGCAGGTCATGTTGTTGCTCGATGATGCTCTCGAGCATGTCTGGCCTGTACTCGGTAGGCTGTGAGAGGTAGAACACGGCGTCCTTCAACACGTCTGCTGGTACCTCGCCTGGCTCCATCAGGTAGCACTTGAGGTTATCGGTTACTTGCTCGCGCGTGAAAGTCGGCGTCATCGAACGTGGCTCTGTACTCATCTGCATAGTCCTTTCTGTGCTGTGACCAGCCGCTGAAGTTACCTTGGGGCGCGGTTAGGACAGCTGGTTGAGGTCCTTCGTAGTGAACTGGGGCGGTGATGTAGGCTCGAGACGGGTGCTCGAGCGGTGACATGTGACGCGGGTCCTTGCCGCATGAGTACTCGCTCATCACGCCGTTGGGAGGATAGACTAACTTGCCGTAAACGCCCAGCCATTCTTCGATGGTCCTCGCGTCGTTTTGGCGGAGGTAAGAGATGGCAGCGCACCGCGCTGAGCTGACCTTTACCAGGTCTGCGCACAGCAGGTCTGAACAGCGCTCGGGGTCGGTGATGTAGGGCAAGTGCCAGAGGCGCTTGCACCAGTGCACGTCATTGTAGCTAAACGGCCTTCGTTGGTAAGGCCAACACCGGATAATTGGCCGTGAGCTACGCTGGGCAGAGTACATGTCACCCGCTAACTTTTGGATCTCGGGCGTAGCCGCACCATGCCATCGCTGGTTGAAGAAGTTAGCGTAGTTAGTAGAGGAGCATACCACCGTGATGAACTGCCACGGTCCCAGTAAGCGGTTCACGGTCTCCTTAGCGACGTCGTACTCGTTAGCCAGGATCTCGGCTGCGGTACACGCGTTATCACGCTGCACCAACCACTGGTGCAACGCGGCTCGCTGGTCCTCTGGGCTTAGGTCTTCGCCTGGCACCATGCCCCTGGCGTTGTGTCGCCACCGCAGGGGGATGTAGGGGTGATCTCGCACCGCAGCGATGATCTTCTTCACGGGGATGGCTCGGTTGCTCGCCGCGTTTCGCGAGAACTCCCGGTGCGTCATAAACTCGTTGTGAACGATGAGGGGGTACACCAGCTCGAACGTCGTGAGCCTCTCGCCCACGTCGTTGACCGAGTCAGCTACCACCTTGACTGACCACGACACTCTGTCTTGTCCTCTCTAAGATGAGCCGGGTAGGGCCTGCGCCTGACTCGTCAAGTCCTCCATACGCTACCAACTTGTAGCTAGACTTACCGTACTCGTTCAGGGCTCGCTGCAAGTTCTCGTCTACGCAGATGAGGCGACCGTTGTTAAACCACGCCGGCTGCCCAGTCTGCTCCTGTAGGCCCCACACCAGTACTATGTAGTCCATGATCTCCGTCATCATCGGCATCCGCGGGGATCCTTATGAGGGGATGATAGGATCCCTATCCAGTGATTACCTAAGCGCTGTGGTTGAATCTATCTATCATCCCCGATGAATCTCTAATCTAGAATCTGATTAGATCTTGGGTCACCCCAAGACAGTCGGGTTGCCGTCTCGCATGACCGGGATTACCAACTGGTTACCGCACTTAGGCGTGGGACACTGCATGTACTCCTTGCCGTTGCGGTCGACGATCACCTTGTCGGTGTCACCTCGCTCGAGCCTGGCTGAGAAGTTACAGCGGCAGCAGTTCACCACCGCTCCTACCCAGCGAGGCGCGTCCTCCGGCACGCGACCCTTTCGTAATGTCTTCACTTAGTCCTCCTTCGGGGGTAACGGTATGTCACGAGCGAACAGCCAGGCGTCGTGGATATGCTCGTATGCCCACACGCGCAGGTAATCGGTCATGCTCTGGTGCCACTTCAGTGATGTCTCGGTGTTGATGTTCATCGACGCGTACTTGACGTCGCTAGCTCCGCTGGGGTCGCGCTGCTGGGCGAGTGACATGTACTCCTTGTACTCTCCAGTCGCCCACACGCGCGGTAGGTAGAGCCACCACGGCTCGAGCGCCACCGCGAGCTTATCCGCTACGCAGAGGCGAGAGAACCGACAGTTAAGGTACTGGCAGAGGAACCGCGAGTGTAGAAGCACGAACAGCGCCCACTTCCCGCCGAACCACTGACCCATCACCCGAGCCGCCCACCGCGGGTGAGTCTCACCCTCGGGCCTGTCCATGTTGGGCTTCCCCCAGTAACCAAGGTCGTGGATGAAGAAGGCCACCCACAGCCGCGGGTCCCAAGGAAAACCGTACAGCTTCCACCACGCTATAGCTACAAACCAGGGGTGGATGAAGAAGCAGTGAGCGCCGTAGAGCACACTCCTACTACCTATCGGGACCTTCTGGTGCCAGCGTGTTAGGATGGAGCGCATACTTTTCTACTGCCTCTCTCCAGGCTTCATCGGTAGGCGCGGTGAGCACGCCTAGCGCGTGGAACAGGTGTAACTGGTAATCGCGAGCGCCCCGGCAAAGGTGCGTGTCAACCTTGCCGTGCGCGCACCCGCTGGAGTGGCAAGTTTGGTTGATGCCCTTCAGCGTGTTCATCACCACATTGTGCCTGACAGCAGCACACCCGCTAGGGTTAAACGGGCACGTCTTGCAGCGTGCAGACATCACCGGCAAGCCGGTGATGTCCCTTATCTCGACGTTAGGCATCAGGTGCGACGATCCCGGTGCGCTCCAACTCCTCCGCTCCTTCCAGGATGTGAGCGCCGACAAAGTTAGCGACCGGACGAGGTAGCCTGGCCGTAACCACCTCAAAGTTGGCGGCCCAGTCTCCAGCAGACGCGCCTAACGTGCGCGAGATGTTGCGCGGCAGTTCGCCGTGGGTGGCCAGCCTCGTAAATGCGTTGAGGATGTGCCACTCGGTGTTGCCTGGCTCCTGCTCGAACATCTCGGTCAGCTGGGGGAGGAAGCGGGCCGGCAGGCGCATGGCTCGGGCGTGCTCGCGCAGTACCGAGACGTAGTCGCCGTCGAAGGTGGTGTTAGCCATCACCCGTGAGCGGTCAACCACGCGGCGATAGGCTACCATCGCTGATGCCAGCGAGTCCTGCGCCCACTCCAGCTGATGCTGCCGCGAGCTGTTGGCCCGAAACTTCCAGCTGAACTCAGACGCGTTAGCGGTCATGCCGTTGAGGCAGACTAAGCGACGGGTGTAGAGCGCGACCTGGGTCGAGGTGCCGTAGCACTGCCGGACCTCGACGCCCATGTTGAGGATGTCGCCGACCGCGGGCGTCACGGGCTCCTCTATCGGCGTCACAAACCGGCAGTACATGCCAGACTCTTGGCACTGGGCCACGTCGACCGTAACGTCGAGCTCCAGCATGTCGCGCAGGCCATCGTAGAAGAACTGAGCGGTCTCCTGGTAAGGTAGCACCTCGCGGTGGCCGGGCACCAGGTTAGTGAAGCTATCGCCGTGGACGTAGGCCGTAAACTGCCGGGCCGGCGTCGACTGGATGCGGTCGTTCATCACGGTGACCGCGGTGTTAGGCGTCAGCTTCTCGATGAAGTCCACCGGAAACTGCGTGTGCCAACCCAACTCGCGCAGTGACTGGTGTGACGCGTAACCGAGGTCACGTCCACCTGCGCTTACGGCATAGCCGCCTGTCTCGTTGAGGTTCACCTCGAGCTCGTTTAACGAGATCGGCATAGTCCTGCTCTCCGGCCACCGAGACCACGGGTGTTCCTCCTCTACGGGAACATGACCAGAAGTCAAGGCCTGCTCTATGTTAATCACTGGTTCCTCCTTTGGGTCCAGTTAACGGGATAGACCCAGGTCCCGGTTCAAGCTGTGCTGCTGCTTGAACACGCTTGATGCTCAGGGTATACTCGCTGTTAGGCTTGTCGTATATCACCTGCTTAAACCATGCGGCGAGTTCTGGGCGAGCCTTCAACATGAGGTCAAGTCCGGTAACCTTCACGGTAAAGATGTTCTCGGCGTACTCGCGCAACAACTCGGGTAAGCTGGGCACCTCGACGCTCAGCTTAGCGATGAGGTCGTTGAGGTCCAGGAAGTTGACGGCTCGGCGCTTGCCGCGCGAGACCTTCAACACGGCGTTAGGCGTCTGCACGAAGGTGTCTTCGCCGCCAGACTGCTCGAGAGCGTTGTTTACAATCTCCTGCTTCAGCTGGTCGCGGATCGCTTCGCCGCACTTGAGCACGTCAGTAATCCAGACGTAGCGCTCTTCGGGCGTCTGCTCCTGCACGGCCGAGACAAACGAGTTGCGCAGCGTCTTGAGTGCGCTCTCAAACTCGGGACACTCGTTCCGCATCGGACAGTAGCAGCACCCCTCGTTGACGTGGTAGGGAAAGAAGTTCTGCCTGAAGTACCCGGCCATGCAGGTCCAGACCTCGGTGAGCTTGGCCTCTAAGGCCACGTCGTCGAGCTTGGAGGTCTCCCACTCGACATCCTCCCCCAGGTTCACGTAACCGATCCGGAACCGCACCCGCTTGAACTGCGGCCAGAGCTTCCGCGCGGCCCACGCGTACATCAGGGGCTGGTTGCCGTTGCTCCAGTACTCTACATTCTGGTAACGACGGTTGGTCTTGTGGTCCACGATCAGCAGGGTATCACCCAGGCCAAAGACCGCGTCGATGTGGCCGTGTAGCGGTAGGCCCACGAAGTCTACCTTAAACTTCCACTCCTGCTCGATGGCCAGACAGGTCTCTGCCGGGTTGAGCTCGCCGAGGTGGTCTAAGTATCGCTGCAAGTTCTCGACCTCTGTCTCGGTCGCTCCAGCGTCGTAGAGTAGTACCCTGTAGACGTCAGGGTCGTTGGTCACCTCGCCCCTCAGGAAAGCCTCGATGACCGAGTGTACCGTAGTGCCGATCTTTGCGTATTTATTTTGCGTCTCCGGCATGTCAGGATTAAGTAGTGGCATGATGGTCCTATGATACCAAGATGCTGGGCACTGCTCAAACACGGCTACGCTGGTGGTGCGGATGCCAGAGATTAAGGCAGAAGCTCCAGTCTTTACTACGCCTACCCCTGCGGTGTTAAGCTTCGGTAGTTTTGGCACCCTTCTTTCCTCTCTTCGGTGTAGCCACAGCCCTACGCTGCAGCAGTGTGTAATCCCGGGCGAACAGGACATCTCCTGTCCACCAACCGGTGACAGCGATGTAATCTGAGACCTCGAGCAACTTGAACTTGGGCGCTAGCTCCTCTACGGTGCGAGCGGAGAGCCGGACCGTAATGGCGTGATGCTCGTCCTCCAGGACAAAGATGACCTTGCCCGGCTTGAAGACCGTCGCGGTGACGTAGCCGCACACGACCGAGGTCTCTTCTAGCATGGTGCCCAGCGGCAGGCCGTTGAGCTGCATCAGGTGGTACCTGTCGCGCAGCGCGGCTTCGCTGGCGCCGGTCTGCTTCACCGGGTACCAGGGCGCTAGGGTGATGATGGCCTGCACGTCGTCGCCGCGGGTGAGGTTCAGCTTCTCGGCGAGCGCCGGGG